CTAGCCGAGTGACATCAAATCAGAGTCATCGTTGTTAGAAGTGGGGGAGCCGATGGCCTCCAGCTTCGACACAAGCTCCTGCTGCTTGTTGGGGTACAAATGGGCATAGGTCCGCATGACGACGGGAACAGTATCGCCGATTCGCTTGGCTACCAGAACAATAGAGTACCCAAGTTCGATACAGAGAGAAACGTGGCTGTGCCGAAGATCATGGACGCGAATGTCTGGCAGATAGGTTAGCTGGGTGCAGCGGGTCAGTTCTTTGTTGAGCGCTGTGCACGTCATGTAGAACACGCGGTCGTCCGGGGTCAGCCCGTAAAGCCGGGAACAGTAGGTGCGGAACTCTTCGGCCAACCAATGTGGAATAGGTACATTTCGGTTGCCTCCTTTTTTGCTGTTCTTGGTGGGGCCGAAGATGTCCTGCCCTTTTTTTCTGTGGTAGGTCTTGTAGATGCGCAACTGGTCATCATCGGTCAGGTCTTTGGGCAACAGCGCCAGCATCTCACCCTCGCGGCATCCCGTCCAGAATAGAATATCAAATGCCAGAAGATAGGCCTCATTGCGGAATTCTTTCCGCAAAAGCTCATACTGGTCTTTCGTGATGATAAGCATTTCCCCGGCGACGGAGGAACCCATGTAGCCAGCGGCATCGCACGGATTGAAACGCAGGCCGTAGAATGTCTGGGCATAATTAAAGAGGGCGGTCAACTGTGCGTGGATGGTGTAGAGATATGTTTCCGAATATGGGAGGCCAGTGGCTTCGCCCATCTCTTTTACTCGCTGTTGCCAATCTCGAATATCAAGAGCGGTGATCTCATTCATTTTCCGGTTTCCGAGAAGCGGAACGATTTTGGTGTCAAAAATATTTCGCTTAGTGTCCATTGTGGTGTCGCGGACATGGTGCTCCCGGTCATCGAAATATAGCTCCACGAAGCTGGCAAGAGTCATATCACAGCTCTTGGCCTTTTGCAGATGGAATTCGCGCTCCCACTCCTGCGCTTCACGTTTGGTTTTGAAGCCGCGTTTGCGCTTCTGTTTTCTTTTTCCGGTGAAATCATCGTAGCGAAATTGGCAGTACCATGTGCCAGTTTTTTCATCCTTATAGCAGGGCATTAGAATATACCTCCTGACGTGTTTAGAAATCCCCGACCATTTTTATAATGGCCGGGGTCTTTTTTATTTGGCGATGATAGAATTGAAATCGTCGATATGCTCCGAATTGCTAAGCATGAGACACAGGTTCAAGCCGGCAGGAGAAGAAACGCGAAGCCTGCCACATTCACAGATGGAGCACTGGTGATTGTTTTTATAACGCTTGTCACGGGATCCGTCCGCATTTACCTTGAGCCATGTTTTGCCGACAATCTTAGCGTCCGCCGGGATTTCCATTTCCGTTGAGTCCATGATGGGATGAACGATGTCGGCGCGGTAATTGACTTCGTCTGCATCGTAGGCGCTCAACTTTCCGTCATGAAGATAGAATATCTTATCGGGGAGAATATAGAACGATTCCTTCTTTGACAGAGCTGCAGAAAAATATGGAACATTGGTGCTGAGGTAATAGGGGAGCTTCGGCATTCCAAGGAGCTTTTTGGGGAGAGTTGCTTCGCTGGCTCCTGCATTTGTTTTAGTGTTGTGTCCCTTTTCTATCTCCGTGACATACCATGCGGCATCGCAAGCGAATAGTTCTCGCCATGCGTGATACCAATCCTCATAAGCGGCACGTTGTTCATCAGAGAAATCGTATTCCAAATTCACTTTGGCCTTATAATGAACAAACAAGAATGCAGAGAAAGAGAGGATTGTTAGCAGGAGCCGCTGTGGCGTGTGAAGAACAATGAAAGCCAATAGGCTGACGGTGCCAATTATAAAGAACGCTTTGTTGAGAAAACGGACTAAGTGGATTTGTTTCATAAGCGCCGCAAAATCGGCGTCCTTGTAGCTGTTCCGATCAGTGGACTGTATGACCTCCGTTTCAAATGCTGGGGGCTGCGTAGAAGATCTTAGAGTCTCGGCGCTGCGGATAGATTCCTCTGAAACATAGCTGATTCCGGTTCCGGGGATGGACGCCGTTTGCCTGATTTTTCCGTTGGCCGTTTTGGTGATTCGGTATCCGGGAACGCCCCACGAATACCCAACTCCACTTCCTGAAATATTGATGCGAAAGCCGCCGCCAAGACGAATGCTTTTTCTGTATCTGAATCCCATAACCTCACAACCCTTTCTGTTATTTATTCACGGATTTCGGTAGATGGCTGGAATCTGCTTGTAAGCTGTCTTACTCTTTCCAGTGGCGCGCTTGCGCCGGGAAGGAGTGAGAAGATGCCTGCATCGGATGAGCGCTCCAAACATGGAAATGTGCTTGATGATGTTCTTCGGGAAGAAATCAAGGATTTAACCCCGGAACAGGTCAAGCGGGTGCTTGAGTACATCGAAACGCTGAAACAGCAGTAACGAGCACCGATGGCGCGGACAGGCCCTCTTTGGGAGCCTGTCCTTTTGTTATTCGCGCAGGAATTTGACGAAGCGGACGTACTCTATTACCTTGCGCATTTCATCATCTGTCAGATTGTGCGTGGAGTCCATGAGCCGCCTCTGCAAAGCGGAAAGATTCGACTCCGGGAAATCCACCTCCCCCCGGAGATAGGCTTCAGACACGCCATAGCGGGCGGCAATAGTGGCGATGTCCGAAGCGGTAGGAACAGATTTTCCCGCTTGCCAGCTCGCAACAAGGGTTCTGCTTTTCCCGCACAGGCGCGACATAAAAGCGCCCGATGAACCGTAATGTTCCATCAAATCGACAATGCGTTGGACAGTAATCGTCATCCTTTTTACCAGCTTTCTTTCTGAAATCTTGTGTAATACGCTGAAATCCAACACTTGTTAGATTTGCGGTCTTGTCGTCTAACAGGTGTTGGATTATTATATAATCACAGTCAAACATTTGTTGGACTGCATGAGCAACAACGGAGGTCGAAAAAATATGAAAATGGTAACGTACAAAGTGCTCAGCAAAGCAATGCGGGAGCTGACAGGGCAAGTTGCAGAGCTGGATGAAGCCATTGAAATCCGCTTGGTGTTTGGCGAAAAAGTTAAAATCACCATTTCGATGGACTGGGCAACAATGGATGCAGCACGGGCCGCAGAACTCGCTGAGCATCTGGCAAAGGCGGCGGAGCTCGTGAACAACTTCAAGTACGCTGGTTATACGATTGTTAGATAAGGGGAATGGCCATGAAGTATTCAGACATCAACAAGATGTTCACGACAGAGGTGAACAAGTATTTGGCGCAGGGGTATCGCTTCAACACCGCAAGCATGAATGGGAGTCAGGGTGAACTGGCCAAGGTCGATTTGACCAACGGAACTGAGATCATCCGCATTGTGGCTCGCACTTTTTCCAAGGAGTGGGATAAGCAGGGCGTTGAGCTGTTCGTTGGCCGCGTGGCCGAGAAAGAGGGCATTCGGCCGGATGTGGCCTATTGCGTCAACACAATTTGGAACGGACGCTTGGAACAAGTCAGCAGCCAGCGGTTCTACGAGGTGAGCGGCTACGGAGATCCCGACAAGTTCTATGGGACGGAAGCGGACGCCGAAGCGGTCAGCAAAGTCCGTATGAGCCGCTATGCGCAGAGGCCGAGCCGCAAGGCTGAGGACATGACCAACGCTGAAACCATCAAAATTGCGGTGCGGTTCATTCGCCGGAAGCTTGGCATCAAGAACGTGGACAAGAAGCGCATTGAAGTGTTCCGCACGCCTGACCATCGGCACATCATCAATTATCGCGGCAAAGCATATCAGCTCAACAACAAGGAGGTTTGACTATGTATTACAACAAGTTTTTCAGAACCGAAGAGGAGGCCAAGGCTTTCAAGAAGTCTCACGGCGGGGCGCTGTACAAGAACATCAAGGGAAGTCACACCCGGCAATCGTACCGGGTAGAAGCGATGATGGCTGTGCAGGGCGGCTGGCTCCGCAGCGCAGAGGTAGATTCGTACCCGTTCTGTGTTACATGGAATGGTGAGCCGCTGTCGGCCGGAAAGGAGATTTGAACCATGAAAGCGCTGAAGATTGAGCCGGGAAAGGCCCCGGAACGCATTGATATTCACAACGAGCTTGCAACCCTGCAAGACGCCGTGGGCGGCTACATTCAGGTGGTCTACCCGGATCCGCACCGCCCGGTGGGCCTGGTCTGCAATGAGGAGGGCAAGTGCTGCGGGCTTGAACTGAACAGAGCCTTATACCAAAACGGTAAGCCCTACGACATCATTGCCGGCACATTCTTGGTAGTTGGGCTCTCGGCAGAGGACTTCACGGATCTGCGGGAAGAGGATGCAGCATATTTTGAGAAGCTATTCCATTCGCCGGAGAAGTTTAAGTACTTCGCAGGGCGGCTGGTCATTTCCAAGGTGGTTTCTGGCGGGGCTTAATGGCCCCGTTTTTTTTTTCGAGAAGCATGCGAAAACAAGCAAAACAACCAAATGCTTGATTTGATAAGCAAAACAAACAAAACAAGCTGTTAATGTAAATGTTAATGTTAATGATTATGTATGAAGACTATCGTCTTCATCACGCGCGGGCGCGCGCGTTATATAGCCGACGACGACGAATCCAACTGATGAAGAACGGGGTCGTCGGTGCGACCAAGCAGGTAGTCAACGGAACAGCCCAGATGCTCCGCGATTGCAACGATGGCCTCCATCCGGGGAAAATAGCCACCAGACTTCATCGACGACAGCGTGTTCTTGTTCAGCTGGCAGGTTACGAGGATGTCTTTGACGAGGAATCCTTGATCGTGAGCGGTCTTTTTAATGCGTTCAGCAACTTGAGAAGAAGTGAACAATGGAAACACCTCCAATCTGTGCAAAAGATAGAATCCAAAGAACTTTTGATTTTTGCGTTGAAATCCAAAGAACTCAGGATTATAATATATCCAACAAATGAATGAAACACTTGTTAGATAGAAAGGACAACATCATGAAAAACATCACTTTTACTTACGATGGCTGGATGGATGGTGAGCAGGGCGAAGCCTGCATGACCGTCATGGTCGATGACGAGCGGGCAGAAATGCTCGATGCAGCATTCAACGCCCCGGCAAAGCTCCCCAAGACCAAGGTGCTCATTCTCAAAGATCAGGCAGAGCGCCTGTGCAATGCTTGCGAGTGCATCCGTGGTCGGGAGTACGCCAGCGGCAGCATCAAGACGGTTGAAGTCAAGGAGGCCTGAGCTATGAACATGAAGTCTTACATCGCAACCTATTTCCGCCACAACCCCCAGTTCAAGAGCGGCGGTTATGAGACCACCCGCAAGATTACGGCTGTGTCCATTGCATCCGCTCGCAAGAGAGCGCGTGAGATCACCGAGCACTGCGTTTACGGCAGCATGGAGCTGCTGGATGTTCGGAAGGAGGTTTGAGCCATGACGAATGTTTACATTGACAGCCGCCGGGATGGGTACTCTCCCAGCCAGTGCCACGACACCATGACGGTGGGGGAGTTGATTGACATCCTGAGCCAGTACGACGAAGACCAGCCCGTCTACATTCGCAACGACAACGGCTACACCTACGGGAGCGTCCAGATGGACAGCGTTACCGAGGGAGAGGAGAACGAGGACGAATGAGACTTCTTGTTGAGTACACATCGCATGGCCGCGGTCCAGCGGCTTCGCAGACCTACAGCACCACGCTGGACATTGTGGACGATGTAGCGGAGCGGCTGTTAAAGGCCAAGACGCCGTACACATTCCGGGAGCGGAAGTACTGCACACGGGAAGCGCTGATTCTTGCATTCCTGATTTACGACATCGAGAACCTGCAAGAGCGGAGCTTCGGGGACAACGACCAGATTTTGAGCATCCGGCGGGATGGCCGGAACTGAGGGAGGGTCACATGATGAAGCACATGATGAAGTTTGTAGCACCGATGGACACATGGGAGATGGTAGGCGGGAACCTGCCGCCCATCCGGGTTCGCGCCCGGTCATTCGATGAAGCATTGAAGAAAGCAAGGCTTCGCAATCCCGGCTATTGCGCCGGCTGGGTCGTAGAGGAGGACTGAATGATGTTCGACAAAGAGCTTATGAAGCAGCTGACCACTATTCCGGCAGAAGACCGGGCGAAGTGGTTCGAGGAACGCGACAAGCTGGAACAGCTTGCCAGCGAGATGAACCGCCTGAACGTGAAGGAGATGGTGCCGAAGTACGGCATCGTCCGGGTGATCCGGGTGCTGGCGGCTACAATCATGCACGCACCGCAGGATTACGATGCGGATGTGGTGGAGATGGCCAGCTGGGTGCCGCCCATCCGGGCGGGTCGGGATGCGGAGATATGGTTTTGCTCAACCATCCACCGGGCATACATCCAAGACCTGTTTCGCCAGTATGCGAACCTTCGCAAGCTATGAGAAAGGAGCGTAAACCATGAAGAACGTCATTTTCACCTACGACATCCGCGCGAAGGGCGAGGAAGGCGAGGCATGCATGACCATCCTGCTGGATGATGACCGGGCAGCGGCTATTAAGGCTGCATATGATAACCGGCAGGGGAGCAGCGAGATTGAGGACATCCTTTTGCGGTGCAAGGTCGATGACCTGTGCGCCGCTTGCGAAGCACTCCGGGGACGAAAGTACCTTCGCAACAGCATCAAGTGCGTGGAGATCGAGGAGGCTTGAGCCGTGAACATTGAAATTAAATATCAGGCCGAGGATGGCGAGATTCGGTATTACCACTTTGAGTCGTGGGAACTGGCTGAAGACGATGCCTTTCGGGAAGCGATGCAGGAGTTCCGCAGCACTCGCACAGGAAAGAACAAAATCCTCTCCATCCGGGATGCATCGATTGGTGCAGGCCGCAACTGGAAAGAATAACCCGCCTGATGATGGCCGCTGGTATCGGCCGAAACCATTTTCGTGGCATCACGAAGATGGTCGCGGGAACCAACACCGCAAACCAAGGAAAGGAAGATTCACATGAAGTATGAGATCTACCAGCTGAAAGAGGACACCATGGAGCAGGCAAAACTGCGGTTCATGGCATCCGATCAGGCCGCACAGCTGGGCGGCATCCACCGGGAGAACTACCGCCGGGTATACGGCGGTGAGATTCCGTCTCGCCCGGAAGTGGGCAGGATGCTTCTTCGCCTGTTCGCACTCTTCAACGGGCCGAATCGACCCGTTGATTTCTCTGGCCACAGCATGAGCGTGTCCGATGTCGTGCGGCTCGCCGAGGATGGTGCATCCAGCTGGTGGTACTGCGACCCCTACGGCTGGATGGAACTGAATGGGGAAGAATGGGGGCGGACCTGATGCGCCACTACACAAAAGCGGAGTGGCGCAAGATCCCGGAGGCCTACAAGGGCCGCTGGGAGCCGACGCCGCTCAACCTTGAGCGGGTGAAGAGTGGTGAGCTTCCGGCAGAGTACATCGGCAAACGGAACACCATCGTCAATGACGAGCATCACGGCACGGTGCTTATCACCGAGGGCGCGCACTTCGTAATCGACAAATGAGCACAATCGCTCAAAGAAGCGATTTGAACCGCCTTTTACATCAAACGGAAAATTCCTTGCGGAAGAATCAAAAACGCAAAATAGAGCTATCTGAGCGGCTCTGAGAACTATCTTCGCTGACTCAGAATGAACTGAAGATAATCTGTAACCTTTTGGCGTTCATCATCTGTCAGATTCATCCGTTTCACGGCGGGGTCAACAGTGCGCCCCATGAGGAAGTCCATAGAGCAGTCAAGATAGTCGGCAATACGCGCCAGACTGTCGGCGGAGATTTTTTTACCAAGTCGAAGATTGGAAAGCGTCCCCTTGCTCAAGTCGAGTTCGGCGAACATATCTTTCAGCTGGACATTGCGCGCCTTTGCCTGAATTTTGATATTTTCTGCAAGGGCAATAGAATCATACAAATTTTGGGTCGGCATTTTGTGTATCCTCACAAAATCTATCTACAGGCGCGTTTCGTCTTGAAATACGCCTAAAGAAAGATTATAATACACTTGTACAAAACAAATGTCAGATTGAAAGGGTCAGCGCTTTCCATTCAGCGCGTTCCCCGAAGCCCCTCTGCAAAGGGGTTTCAACGTACCACGCAGTACAAACCATGCAAGTTGATTCCTCCTAATGACAGGCATCGCTGCAAAGCGCAGCGCCGATACTGCAAATCGGCGGTGCGCAGGTAAAGCGATTACTCCCCAAGATCTTCTGCTTAACAGCTTAAAGGCGGGGGAACGCGTTGAATGGTGGGTACTGGCCCTTTTAGTCTATCAAAAATCAAACAAGTGTTCAATACATTTGTTAGATAAATCTTTGTCGGGAAGGAGAAAAAACATGAAGAAAGTTCCGCTGCCGGAGTGGTGCGTGTCAGTCAAAAAAGCGATGGTTGAGCGCGACGATATGAGCGTCACCGAGCTGGCAAAAGAAATCGGGTACTCCCGCGCACACGTCAGCCAGGTCATCAATGGTACGATGGTGCCGTCTGCGAACATCAAGTCCGCGATTGAGTCCTGCCTGAACCTGCGGGCGTGATTTCTTACATCATAAGTTTACCAGAAAGGAGAGTTGTGCGAAATGGCGGTTGATTGCCAGAATATCTACAAAAACGCGCGGAAATCTGCCGGAATGACGCAGGAAAAAGCTGCACAGCTTTTGAACGTGTCAGTTGATTCTCTGCGGGATTATGAGCAGAGCCAGCGCCCGGTACCCAGCGACGTGGCAAGCGCCATGTGCGATGTGTACCAAGCCCCGTATCTTGCAGTTCAGCATCTGCGCCGGTCCTCAGAGCTGGGCAAGCGGGTGGTTCCGGAGATTGAACTGAAGGATCTGCCGGAAGCTGTTATCGGCGTTTTGGCGGCGGTTCAAAAGTTTATTATAAAGCGCGATGCGATGATAGAGATCGTCGCAGACGGGAAAATCGAAGAAGACGAACAGGCTGAATGGAATGAGATCATGGATCGAATGAACAACCTGTTCGTGGCGATGGCCAATATGCGTTTTTCGAAAGGAGGGCGTCGGACGTGAAAGAATCGTACTTTATCGGCGTGAGCGAAGTGCAGGAAATTGTCGGATGCAGCAAATCCAGAGCCTATCAGTTTATCCAGCAGATGAACAAAGAGCTGGAAGCAAAGGGTCTGCTTACGTTTCCGGGCAGAGTGCCCCGGCGGTATGTGTTCGAGCGGTTCGGAATTACGGAGGTTCAGGATGATGCGAAAGGCAATAATCCCGCTAGTGGCAACAGCGGCGGCGCAACTACTGGTAATCGGAAGCATCGCCGCGGCGTTCGCTTTCCAACCGAAAGAAACGCAGCTCCCGATAGCGATGATTCCTGTGCAAGCTGACATCGAGCAGGGTGAGTGCATCCGGCGAGACCCGGCTCCCTATGAGCCGATTACATACCATGTGCCGCTGGATGCGGATTTACAGCAGTATACAGCCGAGATGTGTGACTTGTACGAAGTTCCGCTGGAGCTGGCCTACGCCGTCATGCAGGTCGAGAGCGGCTATACGGTGAGCGCTACCAGCTCAACCGGGGATTATGGTCTGATGCAGATCAACAGCATCAATGCCGGATGGCTCAAAGATGAGCTGGGAGTCACGGATCTGCTGGATGCCGGACAGAACATCAAGGCTGGGTGCTATATGCTCGGAAGTTATCTTGCCCTGTACGATGGAGACATCAATCGAACTATGATGGCGTACAACCTTGGGAAGAGCGGGGCAGAAAAGGCTTGGAATGCAGGAACTCGCAGCACGGCCTACACCGACAAGGTGTGGAGCGCAATGGTTGGCCTTTTGGAGGAAGAAAGGGATGTTTCGTAAGGTGATGCAAATGATTCAGGATTACGCGGAGAAGAAGCTGCTGGATGAAGTCTTTGCTACATACCTCGATGTGCAGGATGCCGCAGCTGAGATGGCGCAGGTGCTCCCGTGTCCCCGGTGCGGGAAGCTGACCATGAAGATGCGCTTGCACAGCAACGCTCTTTCCCGTCAGGTTCCGGGCATCACGATTTGTGACCAGTGCGGAACCGAAGAAGCGCTGGATGCAATGGCGGGGAAGCCAAAGGATGCCCATGAATGGGCGCTGGTCAAAACATACATGAAAGGAGCAAACCTCAAATGAAGCGCAGGGAAAAGAAGCTGAGCGTGATGGATTGGGTTCTCGTGGGCCTGCTGGACACGCTGGCCGGGGTCGTAGCTGGAGGGCTGATGGCAATATGGCAGTTGCCGAGCGCCTACCGCTGGCGTGGCTACTGGGCAATCGGCGGCGAATGGCTGCTTGTCATCATTGCAATCATCATGGCGGTGCGGCTGACGCACGCATTCCAGATGTTCATGATTTTCGGAGGAAAGAAGCATGGTAAGATGCGCTCGGTGTCACAGGGTCATTACAGATCCGGCGGCAATCGAAGCGAGGTACGGCGCAAAGTGTTACGCCAAGGAGTTCGGCAAGAAGCTGAAATCGCCCGCAAGACCTCGCAAGGGAAAGACCGCTACACAGCCTAAGAGCACCGCTGAGCGCCAAATCATCGGCCAACTCACGGTATATGACGTACTCGCCGCACACGAAAAAAGCACCGACCAGAACGGCCGGTGCGCTACAAATGGATAGAGACCCGCACATTCCGTTGGCGCTTGATGCAGGAACATCAAGCCGGAAAATACAGGTCTCCACCACACACAACCATATTGTAGCATATTCGGTTGGATTTTTCAACAGGTACAAAGCGGCGAGAAAGGACTATCCTTTCTGCCGTTTTTCTATGCAAAAATTAGGAGGTACAACATGGAAAAAGAACTTACTGCCGCCGTAACCACGCAGGAGCCGATGTTAGCCGACAGTCTGATTGTGGTGCAACAGCTTCCCGTCATCAAGGAACAGCTGCACAGCATTAAGGCTCAGGCACAGGCGTCTGTGGCGGAAGCGCTGGCGCTGGTTTGCACGGAAGAAACGCTCAAGGTCGTCAAGGAGCAGCGGGCGAAGCTGAATCGTGACCGCAAGGATTTGGATGACCGCCGCGCAGTCGTTAAGAAGCAGATCATGAAGCCTTTTGAGGACTTCGACAAGGTTTACAAGGAGTGCGTCACCGATGTCTATGGTCCTGCGGATGAAGCGCTGAAAGGAAAAATCACGGACGTGGAAGCCGGCTTGAAAGCTGACAAGGAGAAGAAAGTGGTTGCTTACTTCGACGAGCTGGTCAAGGCGAACGGGGTCGAGTGGGTCAGCTATGGGAACATCGGTATTGCTGTCACCATGACGGCGAGCCTGAAATCCTTGAAGGGAAAGGTCAAGGAATATGTTGACCGTGTGGTGGCTGATGTGAACTGCATCAACGGCATGGAGAACGCCCCGGAGGTTATGGCCGAGTACAAGCAGTGCCGCAATCTGGCCGTTGCGATTAACAGCGTGAGCCAGCGCAAAGACCGTGTGGCCCGCGAGGAAGCTGAACGGAAACAGCGCCTTGAAGCCCAGCTTCGTGCGCAGGAAGCAGAATTGGCGGTGCTGGATGCGGTGGAAGAAGAGCTGGCCGCGCCGCAGGTTATGGGCGCCGAGCCTCCGGTTATGGATGAGCAGGAGGCCGAAGAAACCCAGCAGGAGAGCAAAGAACAGATCATGACGGCCAAATTTGCTTTCATGGGCCGCACGTTCCAGTGCCGCGGTACATTGACCCAGCTCCGGGAGCTGAAGTCTTTCGTAAATGAAAAAATCGACGAAATCCAGAAGCATATGGATTCCGTCGGCATTGAAAACGAGGAGGTAAGCGACAATGGCTAAAGCTATGCAGCCGCAGAAAATGCGCTTTTCTCAGGCAATCCAGACCCCGATGTATAAGAACCTCGTGAATAACACGCTAGGCGATCCGGCGCGCGGCGCGCGCTTCATTGCGAACATCACCAGCGCCGTTGCCGTCAATCCGGCCTTGCAGGAGTGCAATCCGGGAACAATTTTGGCAGGTGCCCTTTTGGGCGAAAGCTTGCTTCTGCAGCCCTCGCCCCAGTTGGGCCAGTTCTATCTGGTGCCCTTCAAGTCCAAGGCGAAGCGCGACAGGCAGGGCAATGTAATTGAGCCGGCAAGCGTCAAGGCACAGTTCGTGCTCGGCTACAAGGGCTATATCCAGCTCGCCCTGCGCACGGGCCAGTACAAGCGCCTGAATGTCTTGGAAGTCAAATCCGGGGAACTGAGCGGCTGGGATCCTTTTGAAGAGCGTTTCCATGAAATGCGCTTCATCGAAGACTTTGAAAAGCGCGCTGCGATGCCGACCGTGGGTTATATTGCCCACTTCGAGTATATCAATGGCTTCGAGAAAACCCTGTACTGGACCGCAGACCAGATGATGGCCCACGCAGACAAATACAGTCAGGCGTTCAGCGCGGCCGCGTACAAAAAGCTGTTGAACGGTGAAATCCCGCAGGACGAACTGTGGAAGTATTCCAGCTTTTGGTACAAGGACTTTGACGGAATGGCCAAAAAGACCATGCTGCGCCAGCTGATTTCAAAGTGGGGTATTATGACCGCCGAAATGACCACGGCTTATGAGAGGGACGGCCGCGTAATGATGCCGGACAGCACGGGCAACGGCCTGTTGCCGGAAACTGCGGAGTACGCGGATGCTGGGCAGAATGAGCAGGAACCGCCCAAAATTGAACGGACTGCTAAGACGATTGACCTGCCGGAGCCGGAAGCGGATGCCGTTGAAGAAGCCGTTGACCTGGCTGCACTCTAATGGTCAGGTACAATATTGTCAGCACCGGCAGCGATGGCAACGCCACGATTTTGGAAGATTTTGTGCTGATAGATTGTGGTGTGCCGTATAAGATGCTGGAGCCGTATGTGTCGAAGTTGAAGCTGGTTCTACTCACCCATATACACAGCGATCACTTCCAAAAGCGCACCATCAAGCGGCTTGCCGAAGAACGGCCAACGCTGCGCTTTGGGTGCTGCCGCTGGCTGGCACCGCCGCTTCTGGCCGCAGGAGTGCCGGAACGTCAGATTGACGTGCTGGAACCCCGGACCATGTATGGATACGGCCTGTGCAATGTGATTCCGTTCATGCTGACTCACAATGTGCCGAATTGTGGGTACAAGGTGCATTTCCCATCTGGCAAGGCGATTTATGCCACCGACACCAACAACCTAAACGGTGTGCAAGCGCTCGGATATGACCTCTATTTGATAGAAGCCAATTACAGAGACGAGGACATTCAGGCCAAAATCGCAGAGAAAAAGGCTGCTGGACAGTATGCCTATGAGATGCAGGTGCTCAAGAATCACCTGTCGGAAGCAAAGTGCAATGATTTCTTGGCGAGAAATATGCAGGCGAACAGCGTGTATATTCCTATGCACGTTCATGTTGATAAGGAGAAAACGGATGGTCGTAACGGCGAAAATTGAAAAGCTGGAAGATGGAAAGCTCGTCCTGAAGCCCGATACGGACATCAGTCGCTTTGTGGAGCAGAAACGCCCCCGGCGGGTGGAAGTTCGGTTGGATGATGGACGCACGATTTCCGTTGACCAGCGCCGAAAGATTTTTGCCATCATCCGTGACATTTCTTTGTGGTCCGGCCATGAGCCGGAAGAACTTCGACAGTATTTGGAATGGGATTTCTGCTCCCGCGCTATGCGGGAGTGGTTCTCCCTCTCAGACTGCGACATGACGACAGCACGAGAATTCATTACTTACCTGATTTCGTTTTGTTTCCACCGGGGCGTTCCGACCAAGGATAGTCTGCTGACGCAGACGGACGACATTGGAAAGTACCTGTACCTGTGCCTTGAAAATCGCCGCTGCGCAATTTGCAACCGTCCGGCGGAGGTGCATCACGTTGACCGTATCGGCATGGGTGTGGACAGAGAAAAGGTCGTCCACGTTGGCTTGAACGCAATCGCACTTTGCCGAGCACATCACGAGGAAGCGCACCGCCGGGAGAATGCGTTGTTCGCTGAGTATCACATCTATGGAATCAAGCTGGACAAGCACCTGTGCAAAATTCTGAATTTACGAAGCGGAGAGCAGTCAAGTGAAAAACGATAAAAAGAGCGTTCTGCTTTATACAGAATGGGCAGAACCGCTGAGGAGCTTACCGCTTGAAGAAAAAGGGCGGATATTCGACGCGATTCTTTCCTATACCGAAAATGGCAGGATGCCAAAATTTGAGAATCCGGCGACGGATATGGCTTTTCGGTGGATTCAGCAAAAATTGGATGAGAACATCCAGAAGTGGGAAGAGACAAGGGCTAAACGCGCTGCGGCAGGGAAAAGCGGCGGAGCGCCAAAAGGAAACTCAAATGCCAAAAAGCAGGAACAATCAAAACAACCAAATGATAGTTTTGATTGTTCGGATACTCAGGAGGACGAACAGCGGGAGACATCAACTGGTCCGCCCGACGGAAAGCCGGAATCCTACTGGGTCTGGGCTGGATGCGATAAGGTGCTCACGCCTTATATGGCCTCAGAATTCCGGGACCTGCGGGAAGCAGGCGTAGAGGATGCCTTAGTGGTGGCCGCGCTGAAAGAAGCGATGCGCCATCAAGCAAAGTATCCTTGGGTCTATGCCAAGCGTCTGCTTGACCAAGCAACAGCACAAAAAATCACAACGCTGGAAGCGTGGGGAAAAGTACATATCACATACAAAGGAAACCGGGTTGACCGGGAGACGCCGAGTGGAAATAACTTCCTTGGCCTTGATAACAGCTTGAATCTCCTAAAAAGGAGACCTCTCAAAAAGCGGGTGGAGGAAGTTCCGCCAGACTAAGGAGGTTTTCTAATGGGAAGCGATATTCGCCATGTCCGCGGCGAGGCCCAGAAAGAGCTTGTGAAGAAGTTTGAAGTATTTACAAGCAAGGGGCGATCAAGGTGGCAGGTTTGGAGCGATTGGATTACGATAAGCGCCATCGCCGTGTCCAATGCGACGGACAAGAACCACTTCGATGAACGAGAGCAGCAGTACATGACTATCGTGAAAAAGTACACGAAGCAGGAAACAGATGCGTTCGCAGATATGCTTTCGCTTCTGGTTATGGCGCTGGAGGATGACCGGGAACAGGATTTCCTTGGCGAGTTGTATATGTGCTTGGGGCTTGGAAATGACCATGCAGGCCAATTCTTTACGCCGTACCACCTGTGCGAGTTTATGTCAGCAATAACGACCCCTGCGGAAGAGTTTCAGCAGAAAATCGGAGACAGGGGATGGGTTGCGGTCTGTGATCCGACCTGCGGCGCTGGGGCCTTGCTGGTGGCGTTCGCAAACGAATGCAGAAAGAAAGGCATCAATTATCAGACGGATGTGCTGTTTGTGGCGCAGGACATTGACTACATCGTGGGCATGATGTGCTATCTGCAAATGAGTCTGCTTGGAATGCCGGGGTATGTTGTTATCGGTGATACGCTTGCAAGCCCGTCTGTGTCTTATGACAAAAGGGGGCTGCTTCCAGTTGACAAAGGAAACGTCTGGTATACGCCGCTACTCAGGATCCCGGTTTGGCAGTATCGAATCTTTATGGCGCAGATGAAACTGGTCACTCAACCGATAAAGGAAGAGTGTGCTGCAGATGCGCCAAAATCCGAACCACAGAAAGCCCTTGAAGCCACAAAAAAGAGTAAGCAACCAAAAGATACGGAAAAGCCCAAAACCGCTAAAATACCGCCCAAAGAGCCGGAGCAGGAACCGATGTTCTCTGAGGGCAAGGGCGGGCAGTTGAGCTTTTTCTGATAGGAGGACAATATGGATTCCACCACACACACCACAACCACAGTAGAGTTCGTCGATTGGCGAACTAAGGCAAAAGAGAAGCTGGAGGCAGAGGACAAGCTGTTCAAAGGCGGGCGCGCCGCCGCGAGCGTTCAGAGCTATGTGCTGCGGGCACTGCTGAACTTTGCAGATCAGGAGCCGCGCTTCGCTGAGGTCGTTTGTAACACGGAGCGCACGTTCTCTGAATGCTGCGCGGCAGTCGTGCACAATGCGGGAGAGGTTCTGTCTGACCTTGAAGCGTATCGCAAGGCCGTGCAGTTCTACTTCCCCAATGCTGAAATCTCGTTTTCGATGAACATCAATCTTACCGGAACGCCGCCGACGGAAGAAGAGATGCGGGCGCCGGCAACCATTAAACCGGAGAACGCCACCCCGAATATTCCGAAACCGCAGGAGCCGGCAAAGGAAAAGCCCGACCAAAAGAAGCCGAAACCGGAGAAAAAGCCTGCAAAGAAGAAAGAGAAGCAGAGCGAGGATTCGATGCAGCTTTCCTTGGAGGGATGGTTCTGATGATTTTGGGATTCAAGGGATTCAAGCCGGGGCTGGTCGCAACGCTTGGAAACGGAAAATTCCAGTATGTTCCGAACGAGCTGAATGAGACGAAAAAGGCCATGTGCGCCAGCACCGGGTTCCATTATTGCTTAGACCCGTGGGATTGCCTGAATTGGTACACGTGGAACGGCAAGAATGAGTTTTGGGCAGTTGCGGCCGGGGGCGATGTTGACGAGGATGGCTACGGAAGCCGGAGCAGCTGTACGAAGCTGGTTCCTCTCCGCAAGCTGACAGCAGAAGAATTTTTGCTGATGCACGCCAACTATGTGTTTGAGCATCCTGCGGAGAAGTTTGAGGACAGCTATAAAGGGCCATTTCATGTCGCATATGGCCGGGATAAGAAGCTGGCCGGAGAACTGGGAGAATGGCTCTGCTTCATCATCCAAGATCAGCAGGAGTCCATCTGCATTGCACAGCCGATTGACGGCGTGAAGATTTTGCCGGGGAAGAACTACACGGCAGAGAGCTTGGAGGCGGCACACAATGAAAAAGGCTGAAGAATTGAAACTTTATGCGCCGGAACCGAAACGGCCAGAGCTGGATGCGGCGCTGTGTATGTCAGTTGCCGAGGGGCAGGGCATGGGCCGCTACATCGAGGGAAAGGTGCTGACGGTGGCCGTCTGGGACAAAAAGGAAAAGCCGCTGGTCGTGTGGCGCTTTTTCGGGGATTACTGGACGGGGGAGCTTCGCGGGAACGAGAACCCGACTAAAGGCGAGCTTTCGCCGCGTCAAATTGAGGTCAAGCCCTGCCAGTGCTTGACATGGAGGACCGAAGTGCCGGCCACAAAAGGAGAATCGGAACTCCTGCAGAACTATTTTGATGACTGCAGACCGGGATATCTGATTGGCATTGTAGAAGATGCACTGTCGGCTCATGCCAGGAAGAAGCGCGAAGAGCGCAACGCACGACAGGCGGCTGAGACCAAGAAGCTCTTTGAGAATCTGCCGGAGCCGCCGGAAGATCTCGGAAGACAGGTTTTGAAAGTATGCAGTGATGCGGGCTTTCTCTGGGTCACCAATGATAAGCAGAGTGTAGTTGACCCCGGCGGAGTTGAGAATAAAATCCCGATTCAGCGGGCGAGATGCGATAGCTGCGGTGGTGAATACACGCTGTCGGAACCGCTCAAGCATAAAAGTACAGTGGTGTGCGAGTGCTGCGGGGAGAAAATGCAGGTTCGCAATACCCGCTATTCGGTCAAAAGACTGTGGGCCGCAAGGACATTCCTTTGGAGCAAGCCGCAGGGGGATGGAGTCTGGATTCGCCGCTATCTGGTGTATTTCGATTTCAGAAATCATCGGGCAGAACCGGAATTTCACGGCCGTGGAATCTGGTGGACGGACGGAAAGACCATCAAGCAGTGGAAACGCAGCTGGAGTGAAAAAGAGAAATATATTATGTGCCAGCGCCCGAAGTTATCCGCAATGCTGACGGCCCCCTCTGGTCCGTATCAGCCGTATACATTGGCATCCCATACTGACCAATTTGAGAGTGATGTTCGGAAAGTGCTGAAATCTGAATGGATGTACCAGTACGACAATCATCTCAATTTTCCATGGGAGGTTCGTCAGTGGGAAATCGTGAATCGGTATCCGATGGCCGAAAGCCTTGTGAAAACGGGCTGGGCTGATGCACTGTGCTCTCAGGTGTACGACGAATATGAACACAGCACCCGCATCAATCTTCGAGCAAAGACCTATTACGATGTGTTTGGCTTAAATCGTCAGGAGCTGGCCGTGGTCGCACGAAGCAAAAAGTCGTTCCGCGAGGTGGATGACGCGCTGAAGTGGAAAGAAGCCGGCCTTGCAATCAATGGCAAGAACATGGCGATGACGGCTAACATCCGAAGGCTCTCAGGAATGGCCAAGACATTGCAGGAAAGCGGAATGACGCGGAGCCTGAAATATCTCCGTCAGCAGACAAGGCGAGCCACCGGAAGCTACAACGGCCAGATTGCTTTTCAAGTTGCATCGGACTGGCTGGACTATCTCGATATGGCCGGACAGATGAAGATGAACTTGAATCTTGAAAAGGTTCGTTTCCCGCTGGATCTTAAACGCCGCCATGATGATTTGGTTCTGGAGCGCAATAAGCGGCGCCGAAAGGATGCGCTGAGAGGTGCTGCAAGCAGCATCAAAAAGGATGCCAAGGAACTGGAAAATCAATTCCATATCGAGAACATCTACAAGAAAATCCGCAAAATCTACGAGTACGATGGAGCGGAATACATCATTCGGGTACCGGATGGAGCAAAGGCCATTTTGGAAGAAAGCAGATTTCTTGACCACTGCATCCAGCGCGGAACCAGATACTTTGAGCGCATTGCCAAACGTGAGAGCTACATCTTCTTCATGCGGCGCAAGGCTGACCCGAATACCCCGTGGTATACCTTGGAGGTGGAACCGGGCGGCACTGTCCGCCAAAAGCGCAGCTATAACAACGACCAGTACGCCGATTTGGAGGACGCGAAACCGTTTATTGCGGAATGGCAACAGGTCGTGCAGGGCCGCATGACAGCGGCGGAAATTGACTTTGCACGGCAGTCCAAGGAAATCCGTGCACAGGAGTTTGCAGAACTCAAGGAAAACGGAAACATTATCCGCACGGGAGCAAATGCTGGAAAGCTGCTCGTGGATGAACTGATGCACGACTTGATGGAGGTGGAAAAACGTGTCGGCTAAAATTGAACTTTCTCTCGCGCCCGCCAAAGCAAAAGGTCTTTCGGAAGATGAGCGTCTGGATTTGGGGCGCCTGCTCCTGAAAGCAGGATACCGAGTTGATATTGTACGCCGTCGTCCGAATACCAATCCGGGCACCAATTACGATTATTTCATGGTTTTGGACAAAGGAGAGAGCAATGCCTGATACTCGGAAGAATCACAACCCCAGCGGTGCGCCGGACCCTACACGAGTCCGGGCAGAGAGCAACATCCAGAGGGAAGAAGCTCGTGTGAGTGAGCTTGTCCACGTCCTGCGTTATGTGGCAGGTGCCGCCGGGTTTGAAATTGTGGAGCGAATTGTTCTCGTGGATAACCAGACGGGGAGGATTTATCGGTGAACAGAACAAAGAATGAGTTGGCCGATTATGCTTGGAATCCCGTGACGGGCTGTTTGAAGGACTGCCGGTATTGCTACGCAAAAAAGAGTGCGCTGCGCTTTGCCAGTGATTGGCGGCGCAATCTGGCGGAAAGGCCGAAAGTTCAGCAGGTGGGAGAAAAGCTCTTTGAGCTGGATGCCCCTTGGAAAACGAAGAGCCAGCGCTTCCTGAACAGCCCAACGGGGTTTCTGCCCACCATGCACAAATATCGTTTCGATTGGCCGCAAAAGGTCAAAGTTGGCTCAAGCATTATGGTATGCACAGACGGCGATTTATTCGGGCCGTGGGTTCCTGAAGAATGGATTCTTCAGGTGTTTGCGGCGGCTGATGAAGCGCCCCAGCATCAGTACATTTTTTTGACGCAGTATCCGGAACGCTATAAGCAACTTGCGAATCACGAGAAGCTACCCCAAAACAAGAATTTCTGGTACGGTTCGACGGCGACGGTCAGAGAAAGCAGCGTATGGGCGAACGAACACTATAATGCGTTCGTTGCGATAGAGCCGCTCCTTGGCCCGTTTGAGGGCGACGTGACAAAAGCGTTCCAGAAGTTGAAGTGGGTCATCATCGGCGCGGAAACAGGCCGAAATGCCGGAAAGGTCATTCCAAAAGCGGAGTGGATTAAAGACATTCTTGCGTCAGCGGATGCGACCAATACGCCTGTTTTCATGCGGAGCAGTATGGAAAGCGTGGTAGGCGTCGAGAATATGCGGCGCGAGAAACCACAGCCGCTTCTTCAAAGAATCCCCAGCGACGTGCAGAAAGAGCGTCTGTGGGAGCATTGCAAGGTCTGTGGTAAGTATAGGCCGATGAAAGAAATGTATGCGCTGCTCCTGCGCAGAAAACGTGGAGATAGCCCGGAGCGGGTGGCTTATATGTGCCCGGAATGCTATGAGCAGTTCAGCAGAGACAATTTTGAGAAAGGAAAAGACGATGAAGTTTGAACGAAGCGAAATTGGAACACTGTTTTCCAAGTTGCGTACAGCGGTGCCGGAGGTTCGTGCGGTGGGCAACGACAGCACGGGAATACTGCTGAGTGGCCCGGATGCGTTTGCAACGAATTTGGAACTGAGCATTCGGGCGGAGCTTTCCAGCCCGGTTCCGCAGGATGTTGTTATTCCGCCGCGTGGAGTGGATTTTATCAGCGGAGCAGTAGCCCCCGAAATCAACATCAACGTGACAAAGAGCGGGCTGGTCATAGAGTCCGGCACGGCGCGGGCGCGGTTGAGCACGACGCCGGCAGAGAATTATCCCACATTTGATGGTCCGGGAAAGGATGCGAAGCGCTGCGTGGTAAGCGCGAACGATTTGAGTTGGGCCGTCTCAAAGGTTCTGTACGCTGTGTCCAAGGATGATCGGCATCCGGCGCACAAAGGACTGTGCTTTTCCCACAGCGGCGACGATACTTTGGAAATCTGCGCTCTGGATGGGTACAGAATGGCCGTCAGTCGAATCAACTGCACCGCTGATGGTGATTTCAAGTTTGTGCTTCCGGCGGCAACGGCAAAGGCGATTGATACGCTGGGTCTTGATGGGAGCGTCAATATTGAAAGAGACCGCAAAAAGGCCATTTTCAGCGACGATAAATATGAAGTGAAATCGCGGCTGATTGCGGAGCCGTTCTTGGATTATGCCAAGGTTACATCGCAGAAATACAGCGGCGCTGGAATTGTTGTTGACCGGAAAGACCTGCTGGGGGTTCTGGGCCGCGTTAAGCTGGCACGTTCGGCAGATGCAAAGGACAAATCCGTTTTGGTGATGGATTTTGAACCCGGCGGCACAGGCCGTGCATCGATGCGCAGCGCAATCGCCCAGATGCGCGAAGAGTTTGATTTTCAAGGGGAGTTGGAAGAGTCGGTGAGAATTGGCTTCAACCTTGACTTTCTGAGCGAGGCTTTGAAGTCGATGGAAGCGGACAAAGTTAAAATGCAGCTCAACGGTTCGCTGTCTCCCATAAAGCTGGTAGAGCCGCATTATGAAGCCTTTGTGCTTCCGGTTAAGGTAAGGAGCGAGGAATGATGGAGCGGACTTATCGTGGGCAGTCCCCAGATGGCACTTGGCATGAGGGATTCTTGATTCGCTCCCCGGGTGTGAAGAACAGTCGCCCGGGTGAGGGCTGGTACATCAACTCCGAGCAAGAGCCGGCATACGCCCATCTCGTCAAGCCGTTTACGATCGGCATGAACACGACTCTGACGGACGGAAACGGGGCACCTGTTTTTGAGGGGGACATTTTGAAAGACGATCGATGCGGCAAAGATGTGATTTTTGCCGTAAGATACGGCGAATACATCGACTACGGCGTAGGCCATATCGGATTCTACGCAGAATTTTCGGAGAACCGAAAGGAGTTTGTCGAGCATGGTCTTGCAAGCTTGGTTCTGACCGCAAAGGTGGTTGGAAATGTAGTGGACACGCCGGAGCTGATGGGCATGAGCACTGGAAAGGAGCAGCAACATGAAGTGGATTGAGACGATTACCCCGAAACAGGCGGTTGAAGAGCTGGGAGTACCTTATCACGGCTGGATGAGGGAGATGGATCGGGCATGGATCAGCAAAGACCAGAAGTACAGCGTGATGTCTCGTTTGCTCCGCACGGAATGGGGCAAGGTCGAACACGTCACGATTACGGCGGCAGAGGGCGTTGGCCGGAGTGACGGCAGCGGGGATATCCCGTGGGCCGTCAAGATGGAAATTAAAAACGACCTGTTCGGCGAGAAGCGAGTTGCCGTCGAGGTGTTCCCGACGCAGGACAGGTTGGTGGATGTCTGCGACTGCTATCACCTCTGGGTGTTCGAGAAAGGATTCCAGCTTCCGTTCGGTATCCACCCGCGCGATAAGAAAACGGTGACGGTCAATCGCGGCAGTACCAGAGTCCGAGCCATTGACGGCGCAGGGCGTGAACGCAGCATCAAAGAGCTGCTGGAAGAGAATGGCGCGGCGGACGTTCCTAAACAGGCATATGCACAGGCTATGGCCGGATATATGATGAAAAATCTTCTGGGAGGGTGATGCAAGTGGATGGCGATATAGACCGCCAGAGCGAAGCGCACCCGCCGAAACCAGAGAAGGGGCGAGACGATGGCAAAGTATGAGATGCTTATCGCTGCATCCGGGAAACATGGCTCTGCACTCCTGCCGTATGTGCTGGTTGACGATAGAAGCGGTAAAAGCGCAGCGGCGCGGGCAAAAGCGATGGCCAAGGCTTGTTACCCGGAGTATGAGAAATTCGACGTGGCGAAGATGGAGGTGATTTCAGATGAATGAAAAGGGATTGATGGAACAGTCGAACGCAGCGATTAAAGCGGCGCTAGAGCTGTACGCGGCTGACCATGGGAAGTTGAACGATGGTGACAGCTTTACGACAAAGCTCAATAACTGTGTGCTCACCATTTCGCTGAAAGATGGGAGCTTGGACGTGCAGTTTGACCCGGACGCAGACGTCGCGGTGGACACCCCGTACACACTGGACATGAAGCTCGACATTTATAAGGAGGAAGACAATGGATGAGTTCAACCGTGAGGACGTATTGAAATGCCTGGAGTATAACACGATTCAGAAGCCGAGTGCGAATGATGTTGTTTCTGCGACTCTCCGGGTAGCGCGGGAAAAGGTCGAGAAACTTCCTGTTGCACAGGAAGAAGCGCTCTTTTCTTTCTGGCGCGACCCCGACAAGGATCCTCCGAAAGTTGAGACGGAAGTGCTGATTCTGTTTGAAACAGCCTGCGGCGGATATGGGATTACGACAGCGCACTATGAAGACGGGAGCGTTTTTTTACAAGATAGCGTATGGTATTGGGAAGACCTTCCCGATTGGGGGACATACGACGAGGAGCGGGACGACTACAAAATCCCGAAAGGCTGGTGGGAATACCGCCACTTCAACCAGGATGACGTTTACAATAACCGTGTAGATTCTCCCGTGGTTGGGTGGATGCCTTTGCCGCCGAAGGAGGTAGTGAAAAAATGAGAACGCTTAACGCTGACCGGCTGAAAGCTGTGCTGAGCATGGAAAGTTCACTGGGACATATTCACACGCTGGCAGATGTCGAAAATACGATTGACTTTCTTGCCAAAGAAGAACAGGAAGTCACAAACGGTGTAGAAAAATTCAACATTTTCGATACCATGTGGTCAAGGAAAATTCAGGCGGCGTTTCCGCAGTCGTTCGTGAATATGCAAAATGAACTCATTTTCAGCCTGAGAACTGATTCCGGCTTCAGTCTGAAAGATGTGACCGACGAAACCCAGCTGAAAGCAAAAATTCTGGAGTGGCTTACGCGGACTGCAATTAAGGCAGTTTCGCCCAAGGAAAGAAAACTTCATTTTGAGGGCATCAACAAGCTGCTGGGTACGAATTTTACGTTAGAGGAAATGACGGACATCTATACATATCTCGGAAATGGAATCAATCACGACCTTTGCGTGAAGTTTGTGGAGAGCGGCTACGACATGACGATGATTCAAAAAGAAGGGTGAGCAAATGGATAAGCAAAAGATTAAGAGTGTTCCGAGGCTGACAACCGACAACCCGGTGGACAATTTTCAGACTGCCCTCAACTTTACTGACGTCAGCGAGGACGGCTGGGTATGGCTGCGGCAACCTGAAATGGCACTGACCGAGTATGCGCGGCAGCTCGTCAAGGGGCATGGCAGCAGCATCGATCTGGGCTGCAACGATATGGAGCTCTCCGAAAGTCTGACCGATCACCTCTTCGACGACCCGAAGCAGAGCATTGATGGACTGATCGCAGAGCACTACACGATTTTGTGGGCCTACGCGACCCTGCGGGAAAAGCTCAAATGGTACGAGGATGCAGGAATCCCGGTCATTCCTAATTACGGTCTGAGTACCATCCGGCGGGCGATCAATCGGTACGGCACCGCCCCTCAGCTCCAGATGGCGATCAAGGAAATGTCAGAGCTCACGAAGGCAATCTGCAATCTCCAGCGGGCCGTAACCTTCAACTACCGCAACGGTGCGAAGATCAAGGTCGCCCACGAGAGCGTCAGGGAAGAAATCGCGGATGTCTATGTTATGCTGGCACAGCTTGTGGAAATCATCGGAAAGCCGGAAGAAGTACAGCAGATTGTGCTCGAAAAGCTCGACCAGCTCAAAGGCTGTTTAGACGACGGGGAGGTACGCAGTGAGTAAAGAAATCTTACTTATACGCAATGATGATGGCGAATTCGAGCTGTACGATGACACCTACGATGTGGTCATTCATTGCAAAAATCGGCAGGGCATGAAAGAAACCTGCGAGATTCTGCGCAAGGTAGGCACCGACGAGAAAGCACCCAACGCTTTATTGATGGATCCTGTTGATATGGCGATTGCCATAAGGAACCATTGTAAATCACGCACAGGTGGGTGCGAGGGCTGCTGCTTTGACAGGCCGACCAGCGATAACGGGGATGGTGAATGCGTTTTGGGCTGTCCTGAAGATTGGGAGGTGCGAGACTGAGGAGCGTCTGAACGAGTATACAATTCAAAATCCACAGACGGTGAGTTGGGAGAACTTTGCAAAACTGCCGCCGAAAGCTGCTCTGAAGCTAGTATCAACTTTTGGGCGGCTGCTGGATACATGAAAGCCTACATTCAGAACCACCTCGATGACTCGGTATGGGAAAGCGTTGACACTCCAAGCCCACTGAGAGCCGATTTCAAAATTCACTTTTTGGGTGGCCGATGCTTTATGCGTTCGGTAACTGGTGAGCAGTAGAAAGGTTTTAGCTATGGCAAAAATCATCTGGATATGTCCTTTTTGTGGGGCGACTACGGAAGAGGTTCGCGAAACTGACCTTGTCCCGTTCCACAACCACCCCATCACCCTAAATAGGGAGTGTCAAAGGTGCATATACAGGCAGCACTGGAATGACCTTTCCATGCTGGGGGTTCTTCCTTCTATTGGTAGCGGCGAAGAAGTTCGTAGCGCAGAGTATTATCACGATGTATGGGGGTTTGATTATTATGGTCCAGGGTAAAGCTGTTTTGCTGAGCGTCCGTCCAAACTGGTGCAAGCTGATTTGGGCCGGGATGAAAACGGTTGAAGTGCGCAAGACCTGCCCAAAGCTCGAAACGCCGTTTAAGGTGTACATTTACTGTTCCGGCAATAGCGGATGGCTAATGAGGTCACCAAAGGGCTTGCGGAAGATGGACAGAAAAGTAATTGGTGAGTTTGTCTGCGATGAGGTTTACAAGGTCGATAGAGATAGCGTGGGGTTCAATTTTACAGCCCCAAGTCTGGATTTGCCGGTTTACACCATGCCAGAAAATAACGATGAGTACCGAAATGTCCAGCGAGAGGAACTTACTACTTGCCTGACCGACGAACAGCTCTCTAAATATCTTGGGATACACCCCGGCTGGGGATGGCACATTTCCAACTTGAAAATTTATGACCGACCACTCGACCTGCGAGAACTCACTGGCTTGCAAGAGACACGGTTTGGTATGCGGCCTGTGGAAATTACCAGCCCGCCCCAGAGCTGGCGCTATGTGGAGGATGCAGAATGTACGTCATGAACAAAAAATGGGACTCCATCACGAACATTGCCCAGTGCACCAGCGTGTATGTGAGTCCCGAACACGAAATCAAAGCGGTTCCTACCGGTGGCGGCGCGGTATATCGTCTGGGTCAGTACGAAACGGCGGAAATTGCCCGCGCCGTTCTGAATGATTTGCATATTCACGTTGCGACTGGCTGCACCTACCAGATGCCGAACGACCAGAGGGCGCTGGTTCTGGCTCGCGGCATGAGTGATGAACGGCCTGAAAAGTTTGACGGGAATGGCAAGAAGCCGGTGCGCAGGGGAGGATCCTGATGGAGAAAACAGGTGCGGTTCTCCCGTGTCCTAAATGCGGAAGCAGATTTCTGGCATGGGGAAAACCTTTTAGAAGTACGACGCCAAGGCTTATCGTATTGCTGGGGAGCCGTCGCAGAATTGTCTGCTGCATGATGTGTGGGTACTATGCACCCGTAAAAGACTGGAACAGAGAGGAGCAAGCAAATGAAAGCACACGTTGAACCTAAGAGCAAGGAATGCCCGTTCTGCGGCGCATCTACCTATGAAGTTATGAGTGGTACGGGCGTGAAATGTATTCGGTGCACCAATAAGAGAACTTGCGGTGCAATCGTCAGTTTTAACAACAAGGGCTGTGATGAACGCGGTGTTTCGCCGGTGGTGTATTTCAATCGGCGGGCAGGAAAGGAGTGAATAAGGGTGCCGTGCTATGAGGTCGCAATCGAAGCAAGAAAAAATGATACGGCAGAAAAATGTATATTTTCTGCATGGATTCGTGGAGAAAACACTCCGAAAGCTGTAGAAGAAGCCTTGCAGAAAGTAGCTTATGAGCACCCCGATTTTGGAATGCTGCGCCCGGTATGCGTAGAAGAGCAAAAATCGGTAGCAGCGTGTTGGCAGGAAGCATCGGCACCTCGCCGGCAGTGGAAAATAGTTCATAAGTACAAAGTGGAATATAGATCCCCAGTGAGTAATAGGGAACTGCTCAAAAAATCTTATGTGTGGGCAGTATCCGCAGAAGAAGCTGTGGGCTATGCAAAAGAGAATGTTGGAATTTCGGGACTTATAGTGAATGCGGAGGAATCTAATGAATCTGATTCGTGAAATTTTCTTTAGTCCGATGGTCGTGGATGCGGCCGGAATTATCCTGATCGTGGCCGCATTGCCCATGGCGGGCTGGTCCTGGGCCGTGAATCACATGGCGGGCCCGAAGGTCAAAAATGCAAAGGAGGGCACATGAAAGCACATCTGGCGTTCCTGTGCAATGGCCGGTGCCAGTGGTGTAAGAACTATTGGAACTGCAGCAAAACAAAAAGGCTCTTGGCAAAAATTTGGGGGTGCAAAGATTGGAGATGGCAAAACAGATGAAGAACATTCGCCAGCAGCGGGCCGATGAACGGGATAAGACGGCGCAGATCTTCACTTGGTGTATGGTAGTGGCCATGCACCAGTAAGAGGGCATTGGAGCTACGCGCCTAGAGCGGGCCTGTAATGAAATGCACGAGTTTCAGCAGCGGTACAAAACAAAAATCCTGACCGAGAACCGCAAAAGCGCAACAGATGCTATGCGGGAGGACTTGAAGGGCATCTGCGATTTCGAGATCCGGCTTCCGCAGACTAAAGCTCCGCGCAACCGCAGGGAAGAACAGATTCGCATGGCTCAGAATGAGGGGGCGGAAATTGCATGGTTGGTTATGGCGGCGACAACGCACCTGACCTTCGGTTTCGGTAAGGAACGGCTTGCCCGCCTGAAGCGGGAAACGCTGGATAATTACCGGCAGTACATCGGATGGGTAGAGCAGGACGGTGAAGCCTACGCAATGGAGCTGCTTCGCCGCTGTTCGGAGCAGGCTTTGCAGGAAGAACTCAAAGTCAACGATATGCGGGAAAGCAAGAATCATATCCTGCCCGGTGGCTTCGCAGAGACCCAGAGTGCGGATATGCTGTGGGCGATGGAGGCCGTATCGGCTAAGATGGCGGCAGAGCGGGGCATCAAGCGTGTGCCGCTGGCGGTTCTGAGTCAGAGCGAGGTGACCCGCAGGATGAAATCTATCTGAGTAATAAAAAAGAGGATCGCTTGCGCAATCCCCCGATAGAGCAAGTCTATTATACCTAAATTGATGTATTTTGGCAACGATAGAACAGGAGGGTACGCAAAATGACTATCCCGGAAGAAATGATGGCCGTTATTCAGGAAACTGCAAGAAAGGCTGCTCGTGAGGGCGCCAAGGAAGTTATCGCAGAACAGACCCGCAAAGCCGCAGGCCGCTGTGACCGCCGACTTCGAAACACGAAGCTGTTGCTGAAAAACTATCGAATGTTCAAGAAGCACTGCACGGGCGCGGTCTATACGGACGAAACGGGTGACCATGACGGCAAGGAAGAAGAAACTGCGCTGGAACTGCTTGATATGATGCTTCAGCGCAATAACACGATTACGGTCGAATCAATCCGCAACTCCTGCCGCCGTACAAAAATCATGGTTCGTCATATTGATTCGATGCTGGCCCTGTACGAGACGTACTGCGAACAGAGCAAGAATGAGGCCCATAAGCGCGGCTACCGCATCATCAAAGCGATGTACATTGACGACGAGGCCAAGTCCATTGAGCAGCTTGCGGCGCTGGAGGGCGTGAGCACCCGTCAGGCATACCGAGACCACGATGCGGCCGTTGAAAAAATCTCGGCGCTCATGTTCGGCATTGATGCCTTGGACATGGAGTAGGCCGATGTCAAAATCATGTCATTTACACGGCATGAAAAATGTGGTAGAATAATACCGTAAAATTCTAATCATAGCGCATTGCCCGCCCGGTTTCGCCGCCGAGCGGGTATTTTTATGCCCGGAAAGGAGGCAGAGAACCGCCGCTCCCCAATTTGACCCGCAACGCCAGCGGGATAGCAAAGAAGGGAGAAAAAATGAATCAACAAGTAGTGTATCAGGATATTTCGCAGATCCATCCCTATGAGAACAATCCCAGAAACAACGAAGCGGCCATTGAGCCTGTTGCGCAGAGCATCAAGGAATTTGGATTCCGGGTGCCCATCTTGATTGATGGAAAAGGCACGATCATTGCCGGACACACCCGCTATGAGGCCGCAAAACGGCTGGGCATGGACAAAGTGCCCTGCATCCGGGTCGATGACCTGACGGACGCGCAAATCCGCGCATACCGTATTGCAGACAACAAGGTGGCCGAGGCTTCTTCGTGGAATGATGATGTTCTCCGCGCCGAAATGGACGCGCTGAAAGCTCTGGATGTCGATTTGACGGACACGGGCTTCAGCGAAGTGGAACTTGATGGGCTTCTTCGGGAAGTGGAGGATGCCGACTTCGAGGAATTCTTTACGGAACCTGTCCAACAGCCGCCCAAAGCGGCCAATGCAGGGCAGAGCACCGAGACCCAGCAATCTACCCAACCGGAATCTTCTCAGCCCGCTGTGCCGCAGCAGAGCGGCTCTAAGCTCATCCAATGCCCGCACTGCGGAGAATGGTTTGAGACATGAGGTTGTGTCTGGCGGGTACATTCCCAGCCGAGAAGATTGTAAAAGAGTACCGCCCGGAATACGTTCTGGAGAGTTTCTTTTACATCCGGCCCTGGCAAATCGAAGAGATTTCAAAATGGAAAATGTTCCTGCTCGACAGCGGGGCGTTTACCTTTATGCACGGCATAGAAGCCTCTTCAAAGCCAGTAGATTGGGATGGCTACCTGAGTCGATACATCGACTTTATCAACCGCAACGACGTGCAGCATTTCTTCGAGCTGGATGTGGATTCCATCGTAGGCTATGACGCTGTAAAACGCATGAGAGCGCGTCTTGAAGCAGAGACAGGAAAGCAAAGCATTCCGGTCTGGCACCGCTCCCGTGGTCTGGACGAGTTCAAGCGCCTGTGCAGGGATTATCCCTACATCGGCATCGGCGGCTTTGCAATCAAGCATATACAGCCCAGTGAGTACGGATATATCCGCCGTCTGGTGCAGTATGCAAATTCTTGCGGGGTGCGGGTGCATGGTCTGGGGTATACCAAAAAGGATGCAGTGAGCTTCGGTTTTTACAGCGTGGACAGCACAACATGGACTACGCAGGTCAATTTCGGAGGGCTGTCGTACTTCAATGGTTCGGAGATGGTCGTGGTCAGACCGCCCAAGGGGATGATCGGTGCTGACTATCGCCGCCGCCGGGAGTACTCGTTGAGAGAGTGGATAAAGTACCAGAAATACCTTGATACGAAAGGAAAATGGCGTGGATAAAGAAATCGTCTACCGCGTCGAGGATGGCATGGACAGGGAAAAGATTCTCTGCACCACCTACCAGATGCGGAATTTTTATATGCAGTTCAGAGACGGATTTTTTACCAATCTGGACGTTATGAACTATATCCAGCACCTTGCCGCTGCGCATATGGCGAAAAAGGGGATGAACGTGCTGGATGTGTGCTGTGGGCGCTCTCTGATGCTCCCGCTGCTGCGCTACTACGCAAAGGACATTGCATCCTATACCGGAGTGGACATCAGCAAAGCAAACATCAAGGAAGCGATGCGCGGCGCAACTGCAAAGAACCTCGAACCCAAGGATTTGGCCTCCTACTACCCGTTCCGGGTGGGTTGGAAGCTGGGCAACGTTGCTGAGATGTCGAAAGTCATCCCGGCGGGGTTTGCCGATTTTGTGATTTACACCTCTGCCATTGAGCATATGCACCCTACGGACGGCGCAAAAAGCCTTGCAGAATGCTACAAAGTGATGAAGCCGGGTGCAAAGATGTTCCTCTCCTGTCCGAACACCCCAGGCAATGGGTATCAGACCCAGTACCGCGCTCATGTCTATGAGTGGGGCTACGATGAACTGAAAGCCAAGCTGGCCGAAATCGGATTCAGCATTGTGCAGGAGGTCGGTCTGGTCACCAGCGTCCGCGAAATGGATGAGTTTTATTCTAAACAGCCGCCGGCGCTCAAGGATTTCTATGAACGCATGAAGTCCTATGTCCCGTCTGCATTCCTCACAGCGTTTATGGCTATCCCATTCCCGCGTGAGGCGAAAGAGCTGTTGTTCATCGTCCAGAAGCCGAAAGGAGAGGAAAATGCCTAAGTTCAAGAATGAGTATGGGGTGTCGAAAATCAAGTACACCCAGAAGTGCAGATGCTTTTGCCCTATCGGAAAGGCAGACTACACGAACAACTTCACCGTGACTATCACTCCGAAGAAGTGGATCCCGGACTACTGCGAAATCGACAAGTTCATTCGTGAGCAGCTGGATGGCAAGAGCCTTGTCATTGAGGACGCTGCCTGCAAGCTGAAGCAGTGGCTCACGGGGGAGATTCATCCCTACTGGGTCGAGGTCGAGTCGGATGTGACCGACGGTGTGCACGGCCATGTAACGGTAACGGTATAAGGGAGGGGCGCAAGATGAAAAATACTCGTGCTCTTTGTCAGACCGCCGTTGTCGCGGCACTGTATGTGGCATTGACCACCTTGAACCCCCTGTCGTGGGGCGCAATCCAATTCCGGGTTGCAAATATGCTCTGTGCGCTCCCGTTCAAAGACAAGAGATATGCCCCGGCGGTTCTGCTTGGAATCGCAATCGCAAACGCAACCAGTCCGTTTGGACCTGTCGATGTGGCTTTTGGCCTGATGGCCGAGGGAGCAGCGTATCTCCTTGTTGTTTGGGGGCCGTGGAAAAAGCTGGGGATTTTGTGGAAAGCTGTTATCCTCTCTTTGTCCGTGGCTCTGTTCATCGGAGTGGAGCTGCACGCAATGGTGGGAGCGCCGTTCCTGCTGACGGCCGCAGGGCTGTTCGTTGGCACTTTCTTAGCCGTGGAACTCGGCAACATGATGATTTCTAAAACCGCTCTTGCAAGAATCGTGTAAGAGGGGGCGCGACGCTGGCTCTGCAAAGAGCTGGCGCTTTTTCTTTGGAACAACACAACGGCCCGGCCTGACACCGGGACAGAAAATGAAGAAGGATAGTGGTGGCGATGTAGATGGAAACGCGAGACAAGGCGTTCACCCTTTATAAGAAAGGGATGGGATGCACCGAAATCTCAAAGAAGCTGGGTGTATCGCTGAACACTGTCAAGTCTTGGAAAAAGCGGTATTGGGATGCACAAAAGGGTGCACCCAAGAAGCGCACCTCGTCGCACCCAAAGGGTGCATCTTCAAAATGCGCCCAGCAAGACCCGGCGACTCAGTCTGAGAAGAGGCCGAATCGCGGCGGCGCGCCGAAAGGGAACGTCAACGCTGTTGGCAATCATGGCGGGGCACCGCCGGGAAATCAGAATGCGCTAAAGCATGGCGGCTGGTCAGCTGTGATGTTTGGTGCATTTTCCGAAGAAAACCAGAAAGCTATACAGGACTGCACGAAAGACGTGGACGCGGAGGATCTGTTGATACAGGAGCTTCAACTGCTGACTGCCCGCGAAGCGTTCCTGCTCCAGCGCATCACGGCAGCTCAGGAAAAGAAGCAGCACATCCAGTCGGTGCATACATCAAAATCCAGCAGGTCTTTTACCCGGCTGGATGAGGATGAGGAAAAAGAGGCCCATGACAAGGAAGTTTACATTGAGCGGATAGATGCAAAGGTGCAAAAAGAAGAACGTCTCCCTGGCACCAGCGTTGAGACATCAACCACCACCGAATCGAGCTACCTTATCGTGGAGCGCTTAGAGCGGCTATTGACCGATGTACAGCGCCAGAAGTCGAAGGTGATACAACAGCTTGCCGACCTGCGCAGACTGAGCAACAGCGGCAAGAATGAGCTGGTAGACGACTGGGTGGCGGCAGTCGAGGCGGCGGATGCAGAAGTGGAGGGTGAGGACGATGGCGCTGAGACAACGTGAAGTCTTCGCCAAACGGCTCCCGCTGTACCGCAAAGACCCCTGCTTGTTCTTCAAAGAGGTTACACGCTTCAAACCGGATAAATGGCAAAAAGAAGCGGCTACGGCCATTGCACAGCACCGCAAAGTTTCCATCCGTTCAGGACAGGGCGTTGGAAAAACAGCCTTTGAAGCAAACTTGGTGCTCTGGTTCTTGGCTTGCTTCCCGTATCCCCGCGTCGTGTGCACGGCACCGACCCGCCAGCAGTTGAACGATGTGCTCTGGGCTGAGATTGCCAAGTGGCAGGAGCGCAGTCCTGTCTTGCAGGCCATGCTTGTATGGACAAAGACCCGTGTCTACATGAGAGGACATGAGAAACGCTGGTTCGCCGTGGCCCGTACAGCCACTAAGCCAGAGAATATGCAGGGCTTCCACGAAGACAATATGCTTTTCGTGGTGGACGAGGCATCCGGCGTTGCTGACCCCATCATGGAGGCCATACAGGGCACATTGTCCGGCGATAACAATCGCTTACTGATGTGCGGAAACCCAACGCAGAACACTGGCACATTCCACGATTCGCACACCGTGGATGCCCAGTCCTACTACTGCATGAAGGTGTCCAGCAGGGACAGCCCCCGCACGAATAAGCAAAATATCGCTGACTTGGAGCGAAAGTTCGGCAAGAACAGCAATGTGGTCCGCGTCCGTGTTGACGGCGAGTTCCCGGAAAATGAGGACGACGTCTTTATTCCGATGGCGCTTGCCACAAAAGCGGTCAATACTGAACCGCTTGAGCACAGCATTCCGGCCAGAATTTCTATTGGGTGCGATGTGGCCCGCTTCGGCAACGACGACACCGCCATTGCGAAGAACATTGACGGGGACATTCAAAAGCTGGTCACTCGCCACGGCCAAGACCTGTACGCAACAGCCGATGACATTATCGAAATGTACAAGGCCCTGCGCACAGCGCATCCGCAATATCGCGGTCTGGTCTATGCGATTATTGACGATACGGGTGTGGGCGGCGGAGTGACGGATATTCTCAACAGGGAGAAGATTCGGCAGAAGCTGAACAAACTCATGGTTGTTCCTGTCAATTTCTCGTCTGCTGTTCCTGACAAGGAAGCCGCCGGGAGATATGCCGATATTTCAACATGGATGTGGGCTGTCCTGCGCGACATGGCGGCGTCTGGTCTCCTGCATTTGCCGGATGACGCGACCTTGATAGGTCAGCTCACGACCCGCAAGTACATCTTCAGCGGCGCGCCCTCCAAGCTGAAACTTGAAAGCAAGGAGTCGCTAAAGAAGCGCGGCCTGACCAGCCCGGACCGGGCTGATGCAGTTGCACTGGCATTATACGAGGGCGGAATTTTTGATGTCCGCAGTCTGATTTAACATAACCGGAAAGGAGAAAGCGTGAAAAAAGTTATTCCCGGAAAAATCAAAACACAGCTGCGCCTTGACGGTTACTACAATGTGCTGAACAAGTACGGCACCCAGCACGACAGCACGGAGTACTACCAGTGGGCGTCTGGCTCTGCGGTAAGCGATACGGAGCTGGCCGATCTCTATGCAGGAAACGGGTTGTTCTCAACCATTATTGATGCCCCGGCGGACGACGCAACCAAGAACGGCATCGACCTCAGCATCAAGGACAAAGACTTGCAGAAGCAGATCGACAACCACTTGCAGACCATCCGATACCAGAGCAAATTTGCCAAGGCTTTGCGCTGGGCGCGGCTCTTTGGTGGCGCTGCTGTGGTGATGCTGGTTGACGACGGACGGCTCCTGCAGGATCCTTTGAACTGGCGTGACGTGCACGGCGTCGAAGAGCTGTTGGTATATGGCCGCAACGAAATGTATCCTCTTTGGGTCAATGGATATGAGAACAACCCGGACGATGAGGATTACCGCCGGGGCGGCACTGGCATCCCGGAGTACTACCAAGTCAACAGCGTGTACGGCAACTATGTTGTGCATTCGTCCAGATGCCTTGTTTTCCATAACTCGGACATCCCGGAAAGCTCCACTATGGCTAATCTCTACCGCACATGGGGCATCCCGGAGTATCTGCGCATTCGTGAAGAGCTGAGAAATGCCAGCATAGGCCCCGGCTATTCTATCCGCCTGCTGGAGCGGTTGTCGATGGTGACCTACAAGATGAAGAACCTTGCTGGTGTGCTTTCCACGGCAGACGGCGAGGATACGGTTCTTCAGCGTATGGAAATGCTTGACCTTGCCCGTAATCTGCTGAACATGGTCATTATTGATGCCGACGGCGAGGATGTGGGCGTTCAATCCCTGTCTGTTGCTGGCGTTAAGGACATTCTGGACAATGCCTGTGCGATGTTGTCTGCTGTATCTCATATCCCACAGACGCGGCTTTTTGGGCGTTCCCCGGCGGGCGAGAATGCCACTGGAGAGAGTGACCTTGAGAATTACAAGGAATTCGTCGGGGGTCTCCAAAACGGTGACCTCCGCGATAACACCCGTACCCTCGTTGAGCTGATTCTTCGCGGCATGGTTTGGAACAGGGAAGTCAAGGAGATACCTGAGTACACTGTGACCTACAAGAGCGCGTGGAGCCCGTCTGACGATGAAAAGGCAGCACAAGACCAAGCTGCTGCTGCGGCACAGCTCACCAGAGCACAGACCGCTGGCACATACGTCACAAATGGAATTGTCGAAGCTGAAGAAGTTCGCCGCGCGATGGTTCGTGACGAACAGTTTGACCCAGAGAACATTCTCACGGAAGCGGACATTCACCAAGACTGGGGACTTGGCGGAGCCGATACCCAGCAGGAAGCCGCTGATAACCAGCAACAGAATGCCGCGGATGCCAGCGGTCTTGTTACCGATGAAGGAGACTGCGGCTATGTGGCGGGCTTTGTCGTGCAGGACGGCAAGATCCTCTGCGGGCGCCGCTCTGATGGCCAAGGCTGGTGTGGCCCCGGCGGGCATATCGAGCCGAAAGAAACGCCGGGGGTGGCCTTCCGCCGGGAAGCCAAAGAAGAGTTTGGAATTGACGTTGGAAATATTACCTATCTTGGTAACTGTAAAGGAAAACCAGAAGAAATCCTCCCTGTGCAGATATACCGCGTCAACGACTATGCGAGAATCCCGGTGTGCGATCAGGAAGAGATGTTCACCGCCACATGGTTCACCCCAGAACAGATTCTTGCCCAAGAGGTCCCCGGCGGGCTGGTGTTCGACCCATTCCGCAGGAGCGTGGAAGAATATCTTGAACAACTGGGCCTGACGCTGGATGACTTCGACCCAAGCAAGCACAAGCGCGATGAGGATGGAAAGTTCTCCAGCATGGGGAACACAACGTCAAAAGATGAAGCGGGCAAGGAAAATTCGTCAAAAGACTTGAATGATTCCCAAAGTCATGCTAAAATAAATTCTAACGCAGTTTCGGCAAAAGGCGCAAACGCTTTCAAAGTGAAAGGGTTTCCAAACAAGCAGAAGCTGAATAACCACTGGCAAAACGGAAGAACCCACGCCGCCGAGTACGCTCCCGATGGCATTACGACAAAGGAGCAATACGAAAAGCGGGCGGTTCAACTTCTGGAAAGCCCCTGTGGGAACGGCATCAAGGGCTATAAGACAAAAGATGGCCTTATATGCCGATACGATTCAAAGAAAAATGACTTTGCGAAAGGCTCCCCGGAGAAAGGCGTAAGAACGATGTTCAAGCCCGATGATGGGGAAGAGTATTATAGACGCCGACTTGAGGCTGAGGGAATAGAGAACGATGAATGACGAAACCATTTGCCCGCTGTGTGGGCAGCATCACTTTGAAGAGAACGATGATTTTGAGGAATGCCCCGTGTGCGGTTGGGTAAATGACGGCGTACAGCGCGCAGATCCCGATTATCGCGGCGGGTATAACCGCATCAGCCTGAACGAAGCAAAAAAGAAATTTTCCGCAGGCAAAAAGGTGTTTGATTAACAATAACGGCGTTGAGAGCCTTTGCAGGTGACGCGAGAGCGTCCTTTGCGAAGGCTCTTTTTGTTTGCAGTCATAGCTCAGTTGGTAGAGCGCCTGCCCTCCAAGCAGGATGCCGCGGGTTCGAGCCCCGTTGACTGCTCCATATCGAGGGTTGGCCAAGTCGGATAAGGCATGGGCCTTTGACTCCCAGACCGCCGGTTCGAGTCCGGCACCCTCGACTTATGCTGGTGTAGCTCAGTTGGACAGAGCAGTTGATTTGTAATCTTCAGGTCGTGGGTTCAAATCCCATCCCCAGCTCCACCCGCCGTACACCGTAATCGGTACCTCGATGGCATGAGGAAGCGCCGACCCCGCTCCCAACAGACCGCTGCGAAGTGTTCTGGCCTGTTCCATGACTGAGCCAGCGCGGAGCCATATGCCGCGTTCCTTCCGCTTCGCCTTGGACGGATGCGCGCTGTAAGCAAAAGGTCAAACCCATTCAAGTGCTGCATGCCATGAACGTAAAGGCCCTGTATCTTCAATGATGCAGGGCCTTTTTGATGCCGGCAGAGGGAAGATTCCCGGAAAGATAAAGAGGTGTTTATGCCAGTGAGAAACAACGGCCCCGGCGGATACAGTCGGGCTTCTACGACAAGAAAATCAAAGGTCGAGCCGGAATACCCGCAATGGGCAGAAAGTAAGATGCGGGCCATTGAAAACAGGCGCTTAAAAGAGCTTCAAGCTGTGGTGCGCGATTCAATGCCTGAGATACTGGCCATCGCTGCGGATGAAATGGATACGGTTTCTGAAAGCATCAGAAAAGATGGATACAGCGACATGGTGCGCCGCATCCAGAACAGGTTCCGCATTATGCGTGATCGGCTCAGTCGGCGGCTGAAAACCGACCCGTTGGAACGTGATGTCCGCCGCTGTGCGGATTATACAGACCGCCGCCAGCTCCAAGAATGGCAACGCAGTGTCCGGGCCACACTCGGCATCGACATCAGCAAGGACTTCTTCATTGGTGAGCGGTATGAGCAGATGCTTTCAAGGTGGGCGGAGCAAAATGTTTCTTTCATGACCAGCATCGAGAGCGATTGCTTTGATGACATGGAGAAAATCATTATTGACGGCTTTACAAAGGGCCGAACACCCGCCGCAATTTCAAATGAGATACAGCGGCGCTTCGATGTGACCAAATCGAAAGCGAACCTTTTGGCCCGCGACCAGATTGGAACATTGAGCGCAGACCTGACTCGTACTCGGCAGGAGTCCGCCGGGGTAAAGGAGTACATCTGGCGTTCGTCCGGCGACGAACGTGTGCGCGCGTGCCATCGTGAACTTGATGGTAAGACGTTTCGTTATGATGACCCGCCAGCAATGTGGTACATGACGAAGCGAGGGAAAATCTACACCGGGAGACACTGCAACCCCGGCGAGGATTACCAGTGCCGCTGTGTTGCAAAACCCGTTTTTGACTTTAATAGGCTCAATTCTCAAGCCTTTAAGGAGAAGAAACAATGAATCAGAAAAATCCGCCGCAAATCCTTCGGAGCGAAATGCGTGCTGACAGCGTGCCTGTCGATGAGCATTACAGCACCGAGGGATATTTTTATGATAACCCCATCCTGACCCGCACGGGCATCTTCAAGTACAAGCTGGAAGATGGTTCGGAACGTCGAGAACTGCGAAGGCCGGAAGATGTGTTTGACCCGGCGAGCCTTGCAAGCTATGAGGGAAAGCCCATTATCATTACCCACGATGCGCAGGCGATAGACAAGAACAATGCCCGCCGGGAGAGAGTGGGAACAATCCTGACTCCCGGGCAGCAGGACGGCGAGACCGTCCGTGCCAAAATCGTCATTGACGACCCCGATGCTGTAAAGGCGTCGGGCCTGCGCGAGCTGTCCGTTGGATATTATCAGGATCTTATCATGGAACCTGGAGAGTGGGAGGGGGAGCCTTACGATGCAATCCAGACCCACATCCGCGTGAATCATCTTGCGCTGGTTGCCGTCGCCCGCGCCGGAGATGATGCAAGACTGAACATGGACGGCCAAGACAATGGAGGTACTGACCCTATGGATGACGAGAACAAGAAGACCTGCACCACCATGGACGACGATGCTGCCGTGAAACCCGATAAACAGACTGCGGATGATGGCGAGGGCGCTTCCCCTGCGGCTTCGCCCCTTAACCCTGCCGGCATCGAGGCGGCTATCAAGGCATATCTGGCCGCTACTGGCGGTGCAACTGCTGACGATGAGAACGACCCGGCGGCGGGTGGTGATCCCACCAAGCCGACTGAGGACGATGGTGAAGATGATGCCACCACGCCCGACGTTCTGGCGGACATTACGGCCCGCCGGGATGCAATGGAGGATGGTCCCGCAAAGTCCGACATCAACACCCTGCTGTCTATGCTGGAGGCTGAGAAAGCCCGTGCGGATGCCGCTGAAGACGATGTCAAACAGCCGCCCACAGAAGATGAGGACGACGCCTCTGACAATGACAGCGGCCAGCTGAACCATGACAGTCTCGACGCCATCGTCAAGAAGAAGGTCGGCCAGCGCATGGAGCTGTGGCGTCTGGGCGACAAACTGCATCTGGATGGCATGGACACCCTGCCTGTGATGCAGGCAAAGAAAAAGGTCATCAGCACTGTTCTGCCCGGTATGCGTCTGGACGGGAAAGGCAACGCATACATCAACGCGGCTTTTGACATTGCCAAGGGCAAGGTCAATGGCCGCAAGACCGTGAACGATCAGCGTCGGCAGGTGTTCAATGCGGATTCCGCAAATGCGGCGACCTGCAATACGAACGCCAAAAATGACCCCGACGCCGCTCGTACCCGCATGATCCAGCGTCACGCTGGCGAAAAGGAGGACTAAGCTATGAGCAATATGGCTGTACAGATGAATTACGGTGAGCCGAGCCGCGGCATGCCCGGTGGCCTCTATGACCGGGCCGAGTATGAAGCCGTGACCCGCCGCAACAGCGCAGAGGATAAGGCGCTGTGCTTCGGATACGGTGTCGTGCAGGGCGCAGAGCCGGGAAAGGACATTGCGCTTCCTGCAACGGACGCAACTGCTGACAAGTTCGAGGGCGTTGTGATGTACAGCGCCAATGTCGAGATGGACGATGATGGTGCCGTACTCCTGCGGAAGAACCAGATCGTCGATGTCTGTCAGTCCGGCAAGCTGTGGGTGCAGCTGGTCGATTCGGTGGAGCCTTCTTATGGCCAGCCCGTGTACCTTGTGACCACTGGCACAGACGCCGGAAAGTTTACCCCGACCAAGGGAACCAATCTGGCAGTGAAGGCGCGCTTCATCGGCGCGGCCGTGAACGGCATCGCCCCTGCTCAGTTCGTGACTCAGCTTTAAGGAGGTAGGAACCTATGTCTAAATTCAATCCTTTCGACCCCGCAAATGGTTACAGCGAGGAGGACCGCGTCGCTCTGGAGACGAAGTGCGCCTCGCTGATTAACCGCGCCTATCGGAACCCGTTCCCTGGCGCTTCGCTTCGTCACGATGGCGCGGACAATGCGGGCATCTTCTTTGCCAAGCAGCTGGCGCACATCAAGACCAAGGCATACGACAAGGAGTTCCCGGAGCTGTCCGGCCTGAAGCTGTTTCCCCAGACAAGCGATACGGATGAGGGTGCAAGCTACATCGAGTACTACTCCTATGAGCCTGTCGGCTTCGCTGCCATCATCGCGAACTACGCTTCGGACCTGCCCCGTGTTGATGTGAAAGGCACTCCCCATCGTGCCGAAATTGTCAACATCGGTGATAGCTACGGTTACAACGTGCAGGAGCTGCGCGCATGCCGCCGGAACGCCGTTCTGGGCATTATGAAGTCTCTGGATGCTGTCCGCGCCGAAGCCGCCCGCCGGGTCTATGATGTCAAGGTGAACCACCTGATCTGGAACGGCGACGAGAAAGCAAAAATCGTCGGCATCCTTTCTTCGGATAACAATATCCCCGTCTACACACTGCAGAACGGCGCTGGTGGCAAGGCTGACTGGGCAAGCAAGACTGCCGATGAGATCGCCGCCGACATTGCCGGCATCCTGAACTATATCGACACTCTGACCCAGAGTGTTGAGCACCCGGATAGCTGGGTTATGCCGAATGACCTGTACACTGCTCTGAACCTGCGCCGCATTGACGGTACTGGTGAGTCTGTGCTGTCTTACATCAAGAAACACACCCCCCAGATTAAGAACTGGGAGACCGCTGGTGAGCTGTCCAAGAGCAACAAGGACTACAACACCGCTGGAAAGAACATCGGCCTGCTGTACACCAAGGACGCCGATAAGATGTACCATGATGTGCCTATGGCATTCCTCCAGCATGCGCCGCAGGACCGCAACCTCGAGATCGTCATCAACTGTGAGGGCCGCGACGCCGGGATGGTCATTCCTTATCCGCTGTCCGCCTGCCTCGTCTACGGTCTGTAAGAAAGGAGATACCGACTATGAAGGTCAAAAACATTTCGGTGAAGCCTATCTGCATCGGCTCCATCTCTCTGCTCCCCGGCGAAACTGCGCAGGTCGATACGACCTATGATGATGCAATGGCATTTTACATCAGCATGGGCCTGCTTCAGGAGGTTCAGGAGAAAAAGGCGCGCGGAAAGAACGTGAAGAACGATTCCGAAGCTGACGCTCCTGCCGATGCTCCTGCGGGCGGTGAATCCTGATGGATTCTCCTGACGTAACCGCCATTACCAAAATTGTAAAGATGGTTGGCACCGAGTTCAAATCCGCTTCGGACGAGGACGTTTCTTTTTGGATCGGCCTGCAAGCGCCGGTCATTTCCAAAAAGAAGTTCGGTGCGGATTACAATCTGGCGGTGGCGTTGCTGGTCTGCCACGCTATGAAAATGGCTGGCAATGGTGACAGTTCTCTCGGAACTATCTCAAACACGGGCCGCTTAGCCAGTGTTTCCGAAGGTGGCGTGAGCATTTCCTTTGCTACCAGCACGGCGGGAACGACGGGCGATGCAGAATATCAGCTTACTTCCTACGGATTGCAGTTCATTGCGATTCGTAACCGGCATATCGTCCCCATTATGATTCGGTAAGGAGGCACGGCCTATGGCTACCGCTGGAGATTTGGGCCTTGACTTGACCCCGGATGGAATTGCAGCAATGGACCGGCTGAATGAACTGGAAGATGTGACCATAGAGGTTGGGTATCAGGCAGACCAGAAAGCGGCAGATGGCGAAACGTCACTGGCTGAAATCGCATACTGGAACCACTACGGAACTGTCCACAAGGATGGCTCTGTGATGATACCTGCCCGCCCTTTTATGGACACAATCAAAAAGCATTCGGAGGAACTTTCGGAGTTCTCGCAGCAGGCATTGTCCTCTCTGGACACTGCCGATGCGGTTGCCAACGCGATAGGCTCGCAGGCGAAGTCCATGATTCAAGAAGCGATAAAAGGCGAAGAATGGACTCCAAATGCGCCGATAACGGTTGAGGGTGGCTGGATGATAAACGAGTATGGCAAGAAAGGCCCGGTGCCGGTGTATGTCGAGGGAAAAGGCTCAACAAAGCCCTTGATAGACACCGGCTTTATGCGGCAGAATTGCCAGTACGTTATCGTGAAAGGAAAGAAATGAACATTTTTAAGCAGATGTACACTGTGCGCCGTTACAAGGGTACAAGCTGGGGGCATGGTACCTCCGAGACAGCCTATACGGATGTACAGCTTCCGCTTGATGTGCAGGCAAAAACACGCCGGAATCAGGACGATTCAAGTGGTCGTTCGACAACGGGCGTTTTGACTGTGTACAGCGATGTTCAACTCTTACCGACCGAGCCGGACGATCAGACAACGGGCGACAGGCTGTTTTATATGGGAAAGTGGTACGCTTGTAAATCGTCGATTTACTGGGGCAACACCATCCTGAAACACTGGATTTCGGAGTTTGAAGCCGTTGACGGGGAGAAGGAGGAAAGCATCAATGACACCAGCTGAGTGCCGGGAGGCTGTTAGGCTCATGTTCGCGGAACTGTATCCCAAATGCAAGGTAATCTACAGCTATCCGAATGCAGTGCGCCCGCCGTTGCCGTATATCGTTCTCGATTTTGAAAGCGTAGATACGACCGGAGTATTTGAGAGCATTGAAGATGGAACTTTTCAACAGCGGAAAAGCAAGCATATCCCGTTCTCAGCCGAGTTGGTCACTGGAAGCAAAACGAGTCATGCAGGGGGCATAAAAAAGGTTGGATTGCCAACGGCTGTTGATGACCTTGACCAAGCGGTGCAGTTCTTTGACAGCCATTATGCGAGCGATAAAATGCGCTCCATAAACATCACGGTATACGCAGAAGGAATTCCCGAAGCGATTCATAACAGCGCGCCCGGCGTGGAAAGGGCGCGCTGTTCTTTTTCTGTGAATTTTATGCAGTGTACGAAAGGGTACGCGGCGTTGGCCCCATCCATCGGAGATTATTCGGAAGACCACGACAGCGCAGCAGCAAAAGATGTTGCCGATGTGGAAGCCGGATGGTTCGACAAAGCTGAGGTCAAGAGAGAACTTGAAAATAAGTAAAGGAGCGATAGCAACGTGAACATTGACAAAATCGTTGAGGTCAATATCCAGATTTCGGAAGCAATGTCCATTGATGGCGGCTATGATACCATCCTTATCATGGGGCCTCTGCCTAAGACGCCCGGCGGAAACAGTACGCCGGATGTTGCCAGCTATACCAATCTGCAGGACCTCAAGGATGCCGGATTTACGGCAGAAGATCCCGTGTACATTGCGGCAAGCAAGGTCTTCAGCCAGTCCCCGAAGCCCTCTACCGTCATGATCGCGGTACAGAAGTTGTCCAGCGGCTCTCCTGAGAAGGTGGATGCGACCCTTGACCGCGCCATTGGGAGACCGGGTTGGTACTGCATCTGCCCGGCGGGCATCAACGAGAACTTTTATCAGGGCATTGCTGACTGGACGGAAGCCAACGAGAAACTCTGCATTTGCGAAACAACAGGCATCTCGGCTTCCCCTGTCTCGGATGCAATGCTTCGCACGGCTGTTATTCACGCTACCTCTGAGGGCGACTGCGTGAACTGTGCCTATGCCGCCCGGTTTCTTTCCTATGACCCGGGCAGTGAGCAGTGGTGCTTCAAGTCCCTGCCCACGATTTCCGCGCAGACCTTGTCCACGATGGACATTGCAAGCCTTGAAGCAAAGAATATTTCGTATTACACCGCGGTTGGAAACAAAGCTATGGTGCAGGGCGGCAAGGTGAGCGGTGGCGAGTGGATTGACACAATTCGTTTCCGTGACTGGCTGAAAACTGAGATTCAGTCCAAAGTACTGAATCTGTTCCTTGGCTTGTCTAAGGTACCGTTCACAGATCAAGGAATTGCGCTGGTGCAGAACGCTGTCATTGATGCACTGGAAGAGGGCGTTCGCGCCGGCGGCATCGTGCAGGAGGCGTCTTCTGAAGATGGCGAAGCAACACAGTCCTATACTGTCACCGTCCCCCGTGCGGCCGATCTGGATGCAGCTGCCCGCAAGAGCCGCAAACTTACCGGTGTGACATGGTCGGCTCAACTGGCCGGTGCACTAATTGCCGCAAAAATCGGCGGCACTCTGAACTACTGAGAAAGGAGAATCGTTAAATGCGTGGAGACGTTACCGTTTATTCCCCGAAGAACATCATTTGCTCTATGGGTACGCACATCCCCTCTGGATTTGCGGAGGATAGCTTTATCTCCGTAACTCCGCAGGGTGACGGAGTGACGGACGAAGCAGGCGCTGACGGCGAGGTGGTAATCTCGATTCCGGATGACCCTCGCTTTGAAATCAAGCTGGTTCTTCAGTATGGCTCTAAAACAAATGCCTGGCTGATGAAGCAGTACAACAACAACAAGCAGATGCCGGGCAGCGGCATTTTCAATATGCAGGTAAAAGATTTGGGCCAAAACCCGAACTTTACGGCATCCAAGGCATGGGTCTCCAAGCCGGCTCCCATTGCTTACGGAAAAACAGCGCCTACTCAGGAGTGGACGCTGCGTGCTGTTGGTAAGATGGATCCTAAAAACTGAAAGGATGGCTTTACATGAAACTGAAACGCATGGAAATGCGCGATATCACGGTTGGCGAATACCGGTTCAAGGTTCGCCCGTTTGGTGCAAAGGATTCCATTTACATCTTTGGTGATGTGGCATCCATCATTTTGCCCATCCTTGGAACCGTGTCTGTCGCAAGTGACAATAAGGACGCCGTCAGCATGGAAATGTTCGATGGCATGGACATGGATAAGGACTCTTTGGTAAAGGCACTGGGCCGCATCAATGGCAAAGCACTGTCCAAGCTGGTGAGCGAACTTCTGCTGGAACACAGCAATGTCCTTGCCCTGAACCCCGAAGACGGTCGTTATAAGGTTATGACTGAAGATGACTTCGATGAAATCTTCTGCCAGTACCTTGCTGGAATGCTCAATCTTTGCGCAGAGGTCATTCGCCTGAATTTCAGTGGTTTTTTCAAAGATGCGAGCACCCTCTTTGGAGGCCTTATCAAAGTGCGCCGGGCGGGCAGCTCGAACAGTATGGAGAATTCGACAACGACAGAGTAACGAGCCTTGAATGGGTTATGTATACCCTGATTCGTGAGCGGGTGGCTTCGATGTACGAACTGTCCTATGTCTATAATCTGGATGAAATGCTGAAGCTTTACGATCTGATTATGATGCAGCGGGACATTGAGTATGCCAAAAGCCAAGAAGACAGAGCGGGGGATACATAAGTGGCAGCGAAGGAAACTGTAATTGGAAAGTTTGTAAATCAGATTCTGTTCAAGATTGACAAGAGTTCCATCAACGAGGCAAAAAGCGCCATTGGTGAGGTGAAAAGCTTTGCGGCTAAGGCTCTTGGCGTCATCGGAATTGGATTCTCTTTTACGCAGTTGAGCAGCATAGCAGAAGAATTTGGCGGCATTAACGATGTAATTCGCGGAGCAACCCGCGAGTTGGGAGACCAAGCGGAAATCCAGCAAAAGATTCTGCAAGGGGCTCAGGATTGCCGTGAAGAATACGGGGTTATGGCGGGGGACGTGACAAAGCTGGTGCAGCTGAACAGCAAACTGTTCCCGGTTGATGATGCCGTAAAGTTTGTTTCGCTTGTCGAAAAGCTGGAAAAGGGATCCGGAAGAGAGACGAATCTTGACAGCACCATGAGTGTGCTGCAAAAGGCCATCTCTTCGGGCAAGCTGGACAAGTCTGGCTTTTCCAACTTAAAGACAGCAGCACCAGAGGTTGTAAAAGCCATTTCGTCTGCAATGGGAGTGTCCGAAAAGCAACTTCAAAATCTGGCAGAGAGCGGAAAACTTTCCGCAAAGCAACTGAAAGAAGCGTTTTTCGCGGCGGAAAGTGACATTCAAAAGAACTTTGATGAACTTGGTTTTGGTATCGGGGACGCTCTTACCTATGCCAGAAATCAATGGGGGCTTTGGCTTGCAGGCACAGATGATATGCTCGGCATCGCAACCAGCATTGGCAAAGAAATAAAAAATATAAGTGATTTTCTGATAGGGAAAGCACAAAAATTCACATCGTGGCTCAAGAGCGTTTCGGATAAGCTGGGCGGCGTGGAACAGCTACTGAAGTTAATTGCGCTGGCAGCGACGGCACTTTTTCTCGCAACAAACGGGAATAAGGTACTGTCGTTCCTTGGCGGGGCCGTAAAGTTGCTAAAAGGATTTAATGTCCAAACGGCGCTCGCGGCCGCAAAATGGCTTCTGTTGTTCCTTGTGCTGGAAGATGTTTTTACTTTCCTGCAAGGCGGAGACAGCGTTTTTGGGCGACTCTTAAGCGATGCTGGCGTGGATGTCGATGCGCTCAGAGAAAAAATCTCGAATTTCTTCTCTGATGCAAAACAATTCGGAAAAAATGCCTTTGATAGTCTGAAGCAATTCTGGAGTGAGCACGGCGATAACGTGCTTGCAGTTCTGCAATGGCTGTGGCAGGGACTTGTTGACCTGAGCGCAGATATTATCACGCTGGGCAAACATCTGTTTGACCTGTTGGCGGGTCTGATTACTGGATTCCAAACAGGAGACTGGACACAATTTTTGGCTGGATGCAAGGAACTCTGGCAAGATTTCCTTGATGTGCTGAACGGAATTGGAGGCACCGTATTTGGCGACCTGTGGGATCCACTCAAAGAGAGTGCGCAATCAATGTGGAACTGGCTGAAAGGCTTTTTTGGCTGGTTCGGTGAAAAAATTGAATGGGCGAGAAATCTGTGGGATGGCATTACAAACTTCTTCAATGGCGGCAATGACAGCCCATCCGACTTTGACGGAATGGGCGGCGGCAAGGGCCCTGGTGGTGCTGGACGTGCCAATAAAAATGCCACCAGTGCATTTGTTGCCGGTGGCAGGCCGGTGTCTACAACAACTGCCGCCCAGAGACCAATTTCCAGCACCACAAACAATAAGACCGTTACGGTAAAGCAGGAGAACCGTCAGACTTACACATTCAACGTAAGCGACAGGAATGCGGCATCTAAGCTGCAATCTGAGGTCAGCTCTCAGTCCTCGCAATCCACCGGTGATCTCGCACGTGCGCTCACATACGGGAGGTGATGCCTATGGCCGCAACACAGCCTGCTCGACTTGGTGAATTTGAGTTTGATGCAATCATCAAGCGCCCGGAAACATTGTCAAGTAAAATTCCTGATTATGCCACAGAGGAAGGATACTCGGTTAGTGATAACGTCTGCTTAGAGCCTGTGACACTTGACGTGGAGGCGGTCGTTTCCAATGCACCGGTCACATGGGCCGACCGGCATGCAGCTTCGTCAAGCCGGGTGGAAAGCGCAATCGAAGAACTGCGTCAGATGTGGAAGAAAAAGGAGCCTGTGACCTTCACGGCGGGCGGGGACAGCTATGAGAACGTCTGCATAGAGAGCATTACATTTCCCAAGGAGACGAGCAACAGCGAAAGAATCTCTCTGAAGCTGAAGCAGGTCTCCATCAACGCAACGGAGACCGCAAATATCAGCATAAAGTATGCCCGCGGGGGAACGTCGAAGAAGAACACCGGCGCAAGCCAAAAAAGCATATCTTCGGCCTCTGCGAAATCCTCTGATGGTAGCAAGAAATCTTCCCGCAGTAGCATACTTTGCTCTGGGGCTAAGGCGATAGGTCTTTTTAAGTGAGGTATAGAGGATGGATTTGGAATACTATGAAATCTCTGTGCCGGACAGAAATGACTCCATTATGAGGGTGAACCTCGATGAAGTGTACTATAATCTCCGCTTGACGTGGAACGCATACGGAGGGTTTTGGATGCTGAGCGTCTATGACGCGGAAATGAATATCGTTATCGGTATGGCAAGGCTTGCGCCGGGGGCGATATGGAATTTCTTTTATCAAGTCCAAGGGGGTCCGCCGGGCGTTCTTGGCGTTCAAACGGAGAACGAAGAAATCGGCCGCGATGATTTTGTAAATGGTTCGGCCAAGCTTCTTTATCTCCCTGCTAAACAACTTGGGGTGTAACAGATGGAAATCTGGGATAGACAGTACAGGGTGCGCATCGGAAAGAATAACTCTGTCGGCCGAGAAATCGGAAAGCCCAATAAGGACACGGGCAGGGCGCTCCGGTGCTCTTTTTCGTGTGAAGTGGGAGATAGTTCGAGTTCCAACACGGGCAAGATTTCACTCTGGAATCTGTCAGATGAAACCTTGCGGCTCCTGGAACAGGAAGACTGTCTCATCGAACTTCGAGCCGGCTATGGTGATGACCTGCCGGTGATTATGGGTGGTTCCCTGACGCACTTTGAGACCGACACAAGCGGAGCCGACCAGCAGACCACGATAGAGTTTGTAGATGGCTTTACCTCTGCACGAGACACCACAATGAGCCTCAGCTACGCGGGCACAGTGAATGGTGAAAAAATCGTCCGCGACATTGCGCAGGAAATGGGATGCGAAGTCAAACTCTCTCCCAATGCCAAGTTGATTGACTTCAAAAATTTTGCTTTCGTGGGCACTGGTAAGACGGCAATCGGCCGTCTGTGCGACAGGAGTAAACTTCGCTGGAGTGTTCAGAATGGCATTATCCAAATTTGCGCACTAGATGAACCGTTGACTATGGCAGCGTATGTACTGTCTGCAGTCTCCGGCATGATCGGCTCGCCAAAGCCGGTTTTTGAGTCGGCATCGACCAGCAGTAAATCCGCATCCGGTAGTCAAGCGGCATCCAACACGACAAAACGAAAGGCAAAAAAAGGCATTGAGGTCACGTACTTCTTGAACGGTCACATTCAGGTGGACGACTATGTAAAGGTAGAGTCCCGAAAGTATAAGGGAAACTACCGGGCCGCAAAAATCAAGTTCACGGGGGATACCGAGGGCGATGACTGGCAATGCGTGGCCCAGCTCGTGGAGGTGAAATAACGTGCAACAGGATCTCTATGAGGCCGTTATAGGCATCGTTGGTCAATATGCCGGAGACAACATTCACACATCCTCGCCTGCAAAGGTTGGGGATGTGTCAGACAATTTCAATGCCGAGGTTACGCCGGACCTGAAGATTACAACGGATGATAACCGCGAGGTTAATTATCCCAAAATCTCGGGTTCGGTTATTTTAATGCCTACAGGAGCAGGAGGTACGATTGGATTTGCATTTCCGGTTCATTCGGGTGATGGCTGCATCGCACTTTTTGGAGAGGGCGGGTCCGGTACGGATCTGAAGTGGGACTTGTCCAATGCGACTGTATTGCCGGGACTATCTTCTTCGGCCGGAGAACAGGTAAAACGCGCTGGAGATGAAGATGCAGCGGTGATGTTTGCACCGACTGCAACCATCACAGTGAAAAAAGACAATATCGAGCTAAAAAAGCAAGATACCATCGTGACCATGACGGATGATTCCATCCTTATACAAAGGGGTGGGTCGGAAATCAAGGTGACGAGCAGCGATGTGAAAATTACCACATCGGCTGTCAATGTTTCCGGAAACGTGAAAGTCGAAGGAAATATTCAGATTCAGGGCAATGTGGATATTTCCGGAACTTTGACGCTCGGCGGAATCACGATGAATACGCACACTCATGTGGGCGTACATGGACCGACAGGAGGACCGGTGTAATGGCAAAAGACCTTGCGCTCGCGGCAAACGGCGACCTGTTTATCGACGATACGGGCGATTTTGAAATCATAGATGCCGTCAGGCAGGGCATCCAAATTCGCCTGCGATGGATCAAGGGCGAATGGGTATTCAATACGGCCATGGGTACACCTTACTTTGAAACAATTCTCGTCAAAACTCCGAATAGAGCGCTGATTGAAAAAGCCCTTCGAAACCAGATTATCGCTGTGGACGGAGTTACAGAGGTCGGGAGCATAAGCTTGGTAAAGGATGCCAAGAGCCGGACGCTACGGGCCTCTTTTACGGCAACCACTACAGAAGGGAAAATACAAAGCGAGGTGGAGTTATCTCATGTCGGATTATGGAGTGACTGATAAAGGTTTTCAGATGCGCCGTCTGGATGAAATCTACAGCGATATTTGTAAAAGATTCAAGGATGAAATTGGAATCGACCCATCGGAGAATCCACAGAGCATAATAAATGTCCTGTTTACGATTTTCGCTGATGCTCCTGCGGAACTCTGGGAGGCTTTTGCTGCTTCGTATCAGCAGCTTTTTCCCAATACGGCGCAGGGAGTCGCTTTGGATAATGTGATGCAGGTGGGCGGCGTAAACCGGATAGGTCAGGCAAAGACCAAATATTTCATTTCCTGCACAGGCCAGGAAGGTACTGTAATTCCTGTTGGCGCAATGATTCAGTCGGACAATCGCCCTCTGAGAACATTTCAGGCCGTCAGCGTATCTACGATTTCCAGCTCCAACTGGAGAAAACTTTCCATCCGACCCATCGAGAGCATTTCCGGCGAAATTACATTTGAGTTTGGAGTTTCTCGCAATGCGACCGGCGGAGAAGTGGGGACACACGAGGGAAGCTCCAGCATCACCAAGAAAATGACTGTCACATCGTATAGCGATGCCTACTCGCAGATGCTTGCGGCATTGCAGGGCTTTGATGCCCTGAGTAAATTCGGAATCTCAGTTTCGGATGAGCTTGATATGCAAGGGAATCATTCGATTGTCCTGAGAACAGCGGGCGCATCTGACAGCTTTTCTGCCTCACTCTGCAAGTATATCACGGTGTCTGAGGTGACGAGCAACATCCAATTTGAGAGCACCGAATACGGAAGTTTTGTTCTGGCGGATGGCGTTATTACTCAAATTGTCACGATGGTTGACGGCTGGACATCCTGTACGAATGAAATTGCTCCGATAAAAGGGCGGCTCACGCAGACGGATGCCGAAGCGAGAACAAGCTATACGAACCGTGTTGCAAGTCGCGGCACGGGTACTGTTGCGAGCATTGTTTCTCTCTTGTACAGCGATGTGGATGGAGTGACGTTTGCCGCCGGGTACGAGAATTACAACGACACAACAGATTCGGACGGCAGACCGCCGCATAGCATTGAAATAGTGGTGCAGGGCGGCAGTGATGATGATGTGGCAGACATCATCTGGAAAAACAAAGCCGGCGGAATCCGTGCGTACGGTGACCATTATGCCTATGCTACGGACATCAACGGAGACCGCCAGTATGTGGAGTTTACGCGGGTGAATGATGTTTATCTGCTTCTGTCCGTTACGGTGACAAGCTCTGGCGGGCTGGATGATGACTATGCGGCTCGAATCAAGTCTCTTTTGTTGGATGAGAACCTTCAGGCTGGCACTACAATTCGTCTACAGAAATTCATTCGGCCCATTCTTGGAACTGTGGCAGGTGTTGACTATGTTGAGATTCGTGGTCTGTTGAGCGAGAAGCCAGACATTGAGGGAGTGGCAGATAGCTCGATGAAAACTGGCATTGTGCCTATCAAAATCAACCAGCAACCGATTATCAGCATAGATGGAATCCGGGTGGTGAAAGCATGATCGATACTTATAAGAAAATGCGCAGCAAACTCCCGATGCAATTTCAGCTGGAAGCGTATGAGGAAAGCAAGGTGGACGATTATATCTGCGATACCATCGAAGATTTGACTGACCTGCCCTCTGACTGCGAGATGGGCAGCGTAGCGAGAATCATTCACCCGCCCGCAATCTATCGCAAAAATTCGGCCGGAAAATGGATTCTTCAATTTTCTAGCAAAGAGGTGGTTTGATGGGATACGAAGTATTGCAGGAAACTCCCCTCAGTGTAGAAAAAATGTCGAATATCGACGGAATCATCTGGTCGCTCTCTCCGGAATATGAGAATGCGTTGCTGTTCCTGAGCAGTCTGGAAAAGCTAAATGACTTTGATGCCTGCACCGGTATCTGGCTGGACAGACTGGGACAGCTTGTGTGTATGTCCCGCCAGCAAGCAGGAGCAATGATTGGAAGCCGAGAGCTTGCAGACGATGATGATATTTATCGGATATGCTTGAAGTATAAGGCGTTTGTCAATTCCTGTCGGTGTACGCCTGATGAAATCATCGAAGCGACAAAGATTATTTTCGGGGCAACGCAGGTCGTTTATAGTGAACGCCGGGATGTTCCGGCTACGATTTTCTTATCGGTTTCGGCACCTTTTTCCGATATGGTGCTGTCTATTTTGGGCACCCATGACATTATCGTACGCCCGGCGGGTGTCAAAGTCCGAGTGAATTACTCGACAGAAGATGCGGAAACGTTTGGCTTTGCAGACCTGAATCCGCGAGTTGCGGGCTTTGGCGAGGGCCGGTTTGCGCAGTCTATCAGTTGACAGGAGGGAAATTTTATGGCGAAAGTACTTGCAGAGTATGCTTCGGTGGCTTTTTCCGCAGACGGCGTTAAACAGGACATCTCCTTGGATGAGTGGAAAGGCGGTTGGGCTGCGATTGTTGGTGGCGTGAATGGCAAGCCGACAAGTCAGCAGTTCAACATGGTCACTTATATCCTGAGTGCGTTGCTCAATCAGGTCGTTTCGGATCTGAATACGGTAAAGAACACCGCAAATGATGCGCTGTCAAAAGAGGACTTTACAGCAGCCAAAATTATAGCAGCCCTTGCATCAGCTGGCTTGATGGAAGGATGCAATGCGGAGATGCTCAACGGAAAGCGTTCGACCGAATTCGCAGCATCGAAGCACGAGCACTCGACCTCCGATATTACGAGCGGAACCATGACGATTGAACGAGGCGGAACCGGAGCCGAAACATCGGCGGGTGCCTGTAAGAATTTGGGCGCTATGCGCAACGCAGGCGGCACCTTCACAGGTACGGTATACTTTGCCAATGGCACCTCGCACTATGTTTCGTCTACCGGTGATGCTCATTTTAAGTCGCTCGGCATCGAAGAAGACATTTCAGCACGCCGTGTTTACAATGCGGTGTGGAGCGACTACGCCGAGTACATGCCTCGCGGTGAGAGCACGCAGCCCGGCGACATAATCGCCCTTGATCTTAACAGTCAGTCTGAACGGTACATAAAAGCCACCAACACTTCGCGCCGTGTGGTGGGGGTACACTCTGACGAATACGCCTGTCTCATCGGTGGTGAGACTCCTGATAAAGGAAAAGGGTACGAGGAAACGAACAGAGAAAAATACATCCCCATTGCGTTGGCCGGACGTGTCATGACAAGGGTTGTCGGGCCGGTACATACTGGGGATATTATTTTGCCCAGCGAGGAACCCGGTGTGGGCCGCGCGGCTCTGGCTTGCGAGTCTCCTGCGCCGGAGATAGTTGTGGGTTATGCGGTTGAAGGAGATGACCGCACAGATGTGAGGCGGATTCGTGTCAGGGTAAAGGGGTGAGATTATGGCCGACAGGGGCGATTTGATTACGACGGAGGACTTCACTGACCTAAAAAAGATGGTGGACAGCGAAATTTCCAGGCGCTCCGCCGACGGTAGTATTGGCAGTATGTCTGCCTATGGCGGTGCTGAATATCAATACTCTACAGTTCCATCTCGAGACATAAAAATTGGCAGGGAATACATTCGGAAGATTACGGAGCCGATGGATGCCATTGATGGTGTAGAAACGACGCCGGGAAAAGGAACGATAATCCTTGCGGAAACGATGAGAAATGCGTTGGCCAAGCTCAACGATTTATCTTCCAGGAGCAAAACTGGGTCAAGCACGGGGTGCAGAGCGAGCTGCACTGGTCTGTGTTCTACTGGATGCTATAGCGGCTGCTCTGGTTGCTCGGGAGGCTGTTCCAGTTGCTCTGGATGCGGAAGTTGTGGCGGCGGCTGTAGTGGCTGCTCCGGTTGTGGTTGGGCCGTTTTCTGACGAATGGGGGGCGAAAATGGAAACTCGTGATTTTCATGCAAATCTTACACAGGTCTGCATGATTCGCAAGACGCACACTCTGATTTACGATTTTCTCGTAATGAATCCTTTCTTACCGGAAAATGTGCAGGAGTGCTGCGACTTTGAGCCGGAGATGTACAATTTCAATGCATGGCTTGGATATTTGTCCAGCCTGCAAAATCCTTTTCTCAAGGGCGTACCACTTGCTCATTGGCTGGCTTATGTAAAGCAGGTGGTAAAAATGTGCGCGGATGTGTGTGGATATACCCTGACCGAAGCAGAACGAGATTTGTATTCGTATGCCATTGCAATCAAGGTCTATCCAAATGCGGAAAGCTATGTTCATGACACCGAGATACTTTCTGCGGAGAAAATACGGGCGCTGCAGGAACTTGCTGTTGAAAAAGACGAACAAAAATGGGCTGTGTATATTGTAGGAAAAGCAGTCCTTGATGTTCTTGTCTCAGAGAAAAATTTCAGAGCGCATCTTTTTATCGAGCTGATGGAAAAACTAAAACCTTTTGTGGATGAGTTCCCGGCCCTCGAAAAAAAGTTTGACAATTATCGCATCGGGAGGGGAATTGGCGCGTGAACAAAAAGGTTTTTGCTATCACTCCTGAAGTTTCCAATGCAATCGAGCGGCGCTTTTATATCATGAAAAGCTATGAATCGCTGCTTGCGGTTCTCGGCCGGAGCTATGCTGAGACTGCTACTGCAGATTACCGGGCTATGATTGAGGATTACCGGCAGCTTTATCAAAAAGCGTGCATTGATTTCTCTTGTGTCCGGGATGCCCTGTTTAACCGGCTGATCGGGACCATCCCGCTTCGGTACAGCTTTAATTTTGATAGGCTGGAGGTCAAGTGCGAATGGTGACAGGGCATATCAGGAGGGACGAGTACGCGGAGTATGTTCGTCAGCTCTTTTCCCTTGACGGTGAGCCTAATATGCAGACAGCTCGGGCGATTACGTTTCAGGTGACGGACGACTGTACTTTGCGGTGCTCGTATTGCTATGAGCATCACAAGGCGTGCAGGGGAATGAATCTGGAAACCGGAAGGCGAATTGTTGACCAGCTGCTGGATCTGTATGAGAAAGGCGATTCGGATTTCATCAATCCGAACACCAGGGCAGTTGTTCTGGACTTCATCGGTGGGGAGCCTTTATTGGAGGCTGCGTTGATCGAACATATCTGCGACTACTGGTTCTCGGAGTGCTGGCGAAGAAAAATTCCACTGGCACCATTTACGAGAATTAGCTTTGCGACCAATGGGCAACTTTGGTTCAGCCCGGAAGCGCAGCACCTTTTTGAGAAGTATCATGAGATGATGGCTGTTACCGTCAGCATCGATGGGGTGAAGGAGTTGCACGACAAATACCGGTTGGATGCAAGCGGTATTGGCAGCTTCGATAAGGCGTGGGCGGCATTTCAGGACGGCAAAAAGTATGGCTGGCACAACTCCAAAATGACCTTCGTGCCCGGCTCAATCAAGTACATCGCACCCAGCGTGAAGATGATGGTAAATGAGGGGTGTAAGATAATCCACTGTAATTTTGCCTATGAGCCTGTTTATACGGCGGCGGATGCACGGGAAATTTTTGATGCCCTTAAAGAACTGTCCGATTGGCTGATCGATGCCAAAAAGGATGTCTACATTTCCATGCTTGATGAACCCATCGGAACTCCGAAGCCCCAGGAGGAGAACGAGAACTACTGTGGCGGTACCGGTGCCATGCTGAGTTTTTCCCCCGACGGCAAGGCTTACCCCTGCATCCGGTATGCACCTATCTCAGTTGGAGAGGAGCTCGCTGAATCTATGTGTCTCGGTGACTGCTACGCCGGTCTCTATACCACCAAGCGGCAACAGGACACAAAGGCTATGTTGGACGCTATTACACGCGCCAGCCAAAGTTCCCAAAAATGCCTTGACTGCCCGGTGGCTACCGGCTGCGGCTGGTGCAGTGGCTACAACTACGAGCATTGCGGCACTCCAAACTGCCGAACTACCAACATCTGTCTTGCTCACAAAGGCCGGGTTCTGGGGGCGTACTACTACCACAATAAGCGCTATATATCCGTGGGAGATTGCATTCCCAGAGTCATTTATATGCCCTACGATGAAGCAAAAGCAATTATCGGGGAAAAGGCCGCGAGAGAACTTTGGAAGATGCAGGAAAAGGCACTGATAAAATTCGCTGACGCAGATGGAGCCGACTGAAAGGAGGGAGATTTATGTCGATTCTCATTGCAAACAAACTGCTCGAGACGGAGACCGAAGCGTGGTACACGTTCTACGTGGACACCTTAGAGGATATCAAGGATTTGCCCACAAGCAAGTCGATGGGAGCATCTTACAAGGTTAAAAAGCTGGCGAAACCGGCAAGCATCGCATACTGCATTGAAATGGCAGCGCAATATGCCCTTGATGATAACGATGAGTGGCGGCTTCTCTATGCACTTCGCGCGGATGTTGCGGATGCAATCCTGAAAAACGTCGAAGAAATCAAAAGGCTTGTGGCCAACACCAGCGCTTCCGAGCAGGCTGCAGCCCGAAGTGCATCGGCGGCAAACGCCAGTGCTATTGCAGCAAGAAACTCCGAAAAAATATCAACAAACAACGCATCATCTGCGGCGGCGAGCGAACGTGCATCAAGGGGCTACGCTTCGGACGCGAAGGCGTCCGAAGAAAATGCCTTGAGCTACATGAACAAATCTGTAGCTATTGCAAATCAAGTGGCAGGATCTGCTGCATCGATAAATTTTGCATTTGGCCCGGATGCGGATGGGCGCTTTTCTTTTTTTGCTCGCAAGGGTAGTTAGATAATCACAGAATCCGTGATTATCTAACAAAAATCAGCTTTGCAGATGTTGGACTGTTATAATCTGAAAAGCAGAAGAAAGTGACCATGTACATCACGGTATGGCAATACGATACGGTGGCCTTCCGCGGTGCGCAGTGTTGCCGTGATAATATATTTTTTATAAAGGGGAGAGAAAATGGATGACACATGGGAGCTCATCAATCACCCGATGAGCGATGAAACAGGCCAGGCACTCGTAGATCAGATGAAACTCCAGAATGAGATTCTGAAGAGCATTGCATCGGGCGCCTGCAAGGGTGAAAAAGGCGATCCCGGAGAGAAAGGCGAGAAGGGAGACACTGGTGAAATCGGCCCTCAAGGTCCGCAGGGTGAAAAAGGAGAGAAGGGCGACATCGGCGAAACCGGCCCGAAGGGAGAGAAGGGCGACACCGGCAAAACCGGCAAAACCGGCCCTCAAGGCCCGAAGGGCGAAGACAGTGCGCCGCCGGATGCCAGCTTGACCATCGCTGGAAGATCGGCAGACGCGAAAGTGGTAGGCGATTTGATTTTGCCGAACCTGACTATTACGGTGGATGCAGGAAGCAATCTGACCATTACGGATGGAACCGGCATCATTACGGCTACGGTGGGCGAGGACGGTGTATACCATACGGCGTTACCTCGCACCGGGAGATGGACGGTGAAGGCGGTGCTGAATGAGTACACTGCAGAGGACAGTGTCGAAACTGAACTGGGCGGGGAGTATACCCTCAAACTTTTCTATGTTCGAATTTTTGGTGTATGCTGGAATTATGGGGCCAGCTCTACTGCATGCACAAGACTGGGGCAGGAAAACGACCCGAACGGTTTCGTGAACATTGATATCACAAGCGAACCGGTGGCCGCTGTTGGTGCCGGCTCTGGCAGTAGTCCCTTTGACGATTATGCCCCGTGGGCCGGTATGCAGGAGTGCAACATCGTGTCTGGTGCAGTTGGCCCGAAGTACGGCGAAAGCGGCTTCAGCCGCAGCGCCGCTGACGTCATGGTGTATATCCCGGGATTTTATTATAAAATCATCGATGACGCCAGCGCCAAAAAGCGCTACTACTACGTCGCCGACAAGCCGAAAACTGGATGGGAAAAACATCCCGGTTCCGGACGGTATGTGGGAAGGTACAACACTTCCTCGAGCAATACATCTCGCACGGGCTATTCGCCCTATGTAAGCATGACCCGCGCCACCGCCCGCAGCGGCGCAAAGGGTAAAGGCAATGGATGGGCGCTGTATGACTACGCGAGTTGGTGCGCTATTGGGTTACTCTACATTGTAGAGTATGCCGACTGGGGTACGCAGGCAAAAATCGGCAGAGGTTACTGCGACTCAAACAGCTCGGCTATCAGCTCCGGCGGTACGGACAGCATGGTCTACCACACCGGCAGGGCATCCGGCACGGACGGAAAGGCGGCTGTACAGTACCGGCACATCGAAAACCCGTGGGGCAACGTCTTCGACTGGGTGGACGGCGTAAACTTCAACGGCAGCACGGTCTATGTCTGTACCGACCCCGCGAAGTACGCCGATGACACCTCCAGCGGATATACCGACGTTGGCACCAGAACGACGTCAAGCGGCTACATTTCGGCGCTCGGGATGTCCGCGACAGCGCCGTGGGCCATCTATCCGGCAGCCGCCGGTGGCAGCGAGACGACCTATGTGCCGGACTACTCGTGGACGGGCACCGGCTGGCTTGTGCTGTTTGCGGGCGGCCACTGGGGCAACGGCTCGGATGCGGGCTTGTTTTGCTTCTACGGCAGCCGCGGCTCGTCCAGCTCGGGCAGCAGCATCGGCGCTCGACTCCTTTTCGTCCCCTGAGGGGGACTGGGGGCCGCAGCCCCCAGAAACTTTACAATCATCTATTCCTGCCCAGTGAGGCAGGGACTTAAAAAAATAGGGATTCTCTGCGCTCTGCGCTGGCTTGTGCTGTATGCGGGCGGCAACTGGGACAACGGCTCGAATGCGGGCTTGTTTTACTTCTACGGCAACAACGGCTCGTCCAGCTCGGGCAGCAACATCGGCGCTCGACACCTTTTTCTCTCCAATTCAACGCGCAGGGTCTTCCACGCCGCTTGGCGAAAATTTTCACGACAGGACGCGGCTTAGTAGGCGATGCTCGAAATGCGGCGAAGTGAAAAAAGGAGATGAAGCAATCCTGTTATGCCAAAACGAGTTGGCTACTTATATGAAAAAATGCTGGATCGGGAGCTGATACGATATGCTATCGTAGAAGCGGCTCGTCACAAGCATAAACGTCGGGAAGTAAGAAAAGTACTGGAGCAGCTGGACTGGTATGTGGAGCGGACGTACCTGATGCTGGAGCAGCGACTCTATGTACCTACTCCACCGAAGAAGAAAACCATATATGACGAGAGCAGTCAGAAATACCGTGAGCTGCAAATTGTGCCGTTTTAGCCGGATGGAGTGATCCACAGGCTCATCGTGGAAGCAATGAAACCCGTCTTGATGCGAGGAATGCACCCATACAGTTGTGCGTCCATCCCCGGCAGAGGGTGTGAACGGATACGGAAACGCCTTTCTCATATCATGAAGTGTGATGTAAAAGGAACGAAGTACACCTGCGAGATGGACATCCGGCATTTCTACCCAAGCGTCCCCACCCGGCGGCTTATGCGTAGCCTCGGCCGTAAGATCAAGGACCGGCGGTTCCTCCGGCTCATCTGGGCCATCCTTCAGAGCTGTGGTTCCGGGCTGGCTATCGGGTTTTACCTGTGTCAGTGGCTAGCAAACTTTTACCTAGAGGGGTTAGACAGGATGCTTGCAGGGATGCCCGGGGTAAAATACTACACCCGGTACATGGACAACGTCGTGATGCTTGGCCCGAACAAAAGAATGTTGCATCGCGCAAGAGCTGCTGCAGAAGCATTTCTACGGGATGAGCTGGGGCTGACTCTGAAAGAAAATTGGCAAGTGTATCGAACGACTGCTGCCCGAAAGGCAAAAGGACGAGGACGAGCGGTATCTGCAGTAGGGTATCGCTTCTGGCACGGCGTAACAACGCTGAGGAGAAGGAATTTTTTGCGAATGATACGGCAGGCCAGACGAATCCGCAAAAAACAGGAAAAAGGTATACGTGTGCCGGCACAGCAGGCGGCAGGGTTCCTCTCCAGAGTCGGACAGTTGCAGCACTGTGACAGTTTTCGGGTGAAAGAAAAATACGTACGCAATATTAAAATAAAGCGATTGAAAGAGGTGGTACGGAATGAAAGTAAGAGGAAGCAAACCGGATGGGCTTTGCATGGTGGAACGGCACCCGCAACGGCCAGAAATGGCAATCGTGCGGCTGTTTGCCAACCCGGCTGAGTACGAAGAAAGCCAGAACGGGATGACTGCGAAGGGCTGGGAATACGAGGAATACCGGCTGGAGGTGCCGTATTATGACAGCCTTGTAGCCGATGTGAATGCTGCGTATGAAGGCTGGCTCGCACAGGCAAAAGCTGCGGAGGATGCAAAGGATCCTATGGCCAAGCTGATGGCCGCACAGGATAGCACAGATGCCCTTGTGGTGGATCAAGAATATCGCCTGACTTTGCTGGAGTTAGGGATGACGGCGGAAGCAGAATGAGGAGGTAGAACAATGGAACTGTATGAAGTGTGCGCTCGGATGATTGAGCGCGGCAAAACTAAGGGACTGCGCAAGAAGCTGGACGTGTTTTATGCCAGTGACCGGTTGAGCGAGGAAGAGTATAAGAAGCTCTGCCAGATGCTTGGTGAATGAGGCTGCGAGAAGGTGCTACATAGTTTTGAACCGAGAACAAAAACTCGAAGCTCTGCTGGCATCGGCGGTTCGTCTGTTAGATGAATGGGAAGATATCTCTGTTGAGACAGGCGAAGAACCGGAAGGATATGGTGAGCGGAGAGCAATCCTGCAAGCCGAGTATGATGCCATAAGACGTTGAGAGAAGCCGTGCTGGTGGTCAGCACGGCTTTTTTGTTTGAAATGGAGGTGGATTTGTTGATTTCTCCTTATAAAGGCACATTCAGGGTATCGCAGGCGTATCGCAACCTGCGGGCGAATGGAACGTACCACCAAGGGTATGATTTGGTAGGTATCAGCGACAAGAACATCTATTGCCCGATTTATGGCACGGTTGTTCGTGCCGGCTGGGAATGCGCGACACTCCCGAAGAAAGGCTTCGGCCAGCGTGTTGTGGTCCGGATTGGCACGACTGCCTACTATATGTATTTTGGGCACCTGTCCAAAATCAGCGTGACCGCAGGCCAGAAGTTGAAGCCGGGTGACCTGATCGGCGTTGAGGGAAGCACGGGACACAGTACCGGAAGTCACCTGCACTGGGAAATCCGTATCAACGACATTAAAACGGGCTATGTGTCGGTGTATCATTATGCAGGAATCCCCAACATGCCCGGTTCGGCAGCGTATACGTCTAACTGGGAGGCTGAAATCTTCGGCCCCGGAAATCTGAAGAAATCGACCAGCGGTTATCCGCAGCGGCTATACAATGCCGCGCTTCAAGGAGCGCTGGGCATCAACCAAGACGGCATCTTCGGTGCAAACACTGAAAAGGCCGTCAAGGCGTTCCAAGCAGCGCACAATCTGACTGCGGACGGCATCGTTGGAACGCAGACAAAGGCGGCGCTTTCTAAGCTGCTTTGAGAAAGGGGATAAGGTATGAACACTGCTACTATCATTACGGTTGCTATTATGGCTGTGGCGTTGGTCGTTGTTGCGGCCTGCATGATTCGTCTGGGATACAAGGCTCTGCTGGCCGAATGGGCGATTGAGGCCATCACCAAGGCCGAAAAAGAGTTCGTTGGCACCAAGCTGGGCGAAGCCCGTTTGGCGGTTGTCGTGTCGTGGCTGCGCGCAAAGGTTCCTGCTCCTTTGCGTTTTCTGGTCACGGACAGCCTGATTCAGAAAGTGGTGCAGGTGACCTTTAATGCAGCCAAGGCAGGGCTGGAGGTGCTGAAGGATGCTTAAATGGTGCGTGGAATGGCTCTTAGACCGTCTCCCCGTCACGAGATGGATCGAATTGCTGACACTCATCGACGACTGAAAGGAGGATACAGGTGCTTGCAGGAACAGCCGAAGTGTTTACTGTCACCGTTCCGGCGTGGCTCTTGGCGGCGCTGGCGTTCTTAGGAACTGTTTTGGGCGGCGCGATTTCCTTTGCCGTGAATCAGCTTCTTATCAAGGGCGCGGCGGACCGTGCGGCCAAGAAGCGCGAAAAGGAAGATGAACAACGCCGGGAACGGTATATTTTGCAGATGGACAGCCGCAAGGCTACATTCGACCTGCTATCCTGCATTTGTGCCGGCATTGAGCGGATGGAAACGGAAACTGGGCAGATTTACTGGAACGGAGAGTTGAAACGCTGTCTCTCCCATTTGGAAGGCGTGGATGAACGGTACAGAGAATCAGACCAGCGGCAGCTTGCTGAACTGAATACTCGGAACAAATGACAACACCCCCGTCACCTGTCAGATGAAAAGTCGAAACAGGTGACGGGGGTGTTTTTTTGCTTTTATGCAATAAAGAATCACAAAATTCGTGATAATCTAACAATTCCCTGATTTTTCCAGAAGAAAAGAATATCTTTTATTGTAAGGAGCGAGCGAGTATATGATTAGAATTTTACTGTCCAAGAAGCTAGGCGAGCTGAAATGGACGCAAGCAGATCTGGCACGCGCCACAGGCATTCGGCCGACTACAATCAGTGATTATTACAACGAAATCGCGGAGAGGATGAATCTGAATCATTTGGACCTCATCTGCGAAGCGCTGGATTGCGAACCGGACGAAATACTTGTACGTGTTCCAAATCCTGAACCAAGGGTAAGGAATCGTACTGGCTTTGAGAAACCCGCGACGGAATCAAAAGTTGGTATATAAGGGAAAGGGCGGCTTTCGGGCCGTCCTTTTTCTGTTGCGTGACATTTGTATGAAACAAATGTATTATAATAATGTATATGGCAGTTGAATGGAGCATTTGATGGTCCGCCGGGGTGAATTTTGTGCCACCTTGAAAAAAGTACGGTTTTGTGGTATTCTTTATGTGACAAATGATTCATTCAAGTGTTATATAAAAGTAGGTGAGCCGATGGGAGAGAATAAGACGCCGCAGGAGTTGGACTTTGAGCGGAAGCATGAAGAGTATCTGCATCGGATTCAGAATCTTCGCCTTATTGACGATAACTTTATGACAAAGGTTTTTGAAGATAAGGAGTGTTCGGAGTTTCTGCTTCAGGTGATTTTAGACCGTGATGACCTGACAATCCGCGAAGTTCACAGTCAATACGGCTTGAATAATATTCAAGGTCGCTCGGCCCGCTTGGATATTCTGGCTGTGGATGAGCAGAATAAAGCCTATAACATTGAGATCCAGCGCAACGACCGTGGTGCAGAGGTCAGACGAGCTCGTTACAACAGCGGTTTGATGGATGCCAATATTACGGAGCCGGGTGATCGTTACGACCAGCTATATGAAACCTATGTGATATTTATCACTGAAAATGATATTTTGAAAGCCGGTCTCCCGATTTATCATATCGAACGGACAATCCAAGAAACGGGAATGCCGTTCGGAGATGGAGCACATATTATTTATGTGAACTCTCAAATCAAGGATGATACCAAACTGGGCCGTTTGATGCAGGATTTTACCTGCACAAACCCGGATGATATGAATTATCCGGTACTGGCGCAGCGGGTACGCTATTTCAAAGAGGACACGAAAGGAGTGGCAACTATGTGCAGAGCTTTTGAAGAAGTGAGAGAAGAAGGCATGCGGGCAAATGCTCTTGAGGCGGCCAAGCGGCTGCTCTTAGGCGGCAAGTTGTCCTATGAGGAAATTGCCGAAGCTCAAGGGTTGACCGTCGAGGAAGTCAAGGCGCTTGACGCAAAGCGGTCCGCCTGATGCTGTGACATCATTTTGACAGCAATTTTCGTTGTAGTCAAAAACACACAATGAACGGAGTGGAAAATACACTCCGCCAAACCGGAAAATTGTACCTGTTACAACCAGAAAACAGCTTTCCAGAATCGAGCTCGAGTAATCTGCAAACCCTGGAAAGTATTGATGAAACGCAATATTTTGAGAACTAAAAGGCTTTCTGATACTGCTTTGATACTATCAGGCGATTATTCATAAAGAGAGACATGAAAATGCCCTCTGAGAAACGGTAAGTTTTTCAGAGGGCATTTTTGTGTCTTTTATTC